CTGTCGGAGGTTAGATCATGAATCAATACGAACAGATCGTAGACCGCACGCGTGCAGCGCACGCCATAATCGAGAGCACGCGTAACCCTACTAAACGGCACGTGCTAATGCTGAACGAGCCGAAGGTCTGGCGGGGAGACTGGACGCTGGCGCAGTGGCGCAAACATGCGTCGGACGTTACCTACTCGCAGGGGGCGTTCAAGGGCTTGCCCCGCTACAACGTGACCTATCGTCGCTGACCCATACAACCCGAAGGACCAACTATGCTCACCCCTGATAACGCTGCGCTGATGGCAGCGGCAGCACTCGCACGCTACTACCAGACCAAAGACGGGCGCACGCTCGCCCATGAGTTGAAGGCCATTCACGAAGGCATGACCCGCATCCCTGATTTCCTTCGGGCTATCAAGCACGGAGACAACACCGCAGGAGTTGGCGAAATGGCACAGCCGAAAGATACCCGCCATGCGTGATTGGATCCTGGCTATCGTCCTAGGCTTTGTCCTAGGTGCCCTACTCGCATGGGGCGGCATATCCCGCTGGTAGCACTCTCCAACCTCACACCAAACCCGCTTCGGCGGGTTTTCTTTTGCCCGCTAACCTCCGCCGTCGGATGTTAGACCCCGCGCAGGGGAGCCAAACCCCTGCCATCTGCACCGACACTCTGCCGTGCCCCTCTCATTCTCGGACCCGCCACTCGCTACACAGCGAGCATCCATGCGGTTCTCCAGGCCCATTTACACATTCCAGACATCTCCGGCTATAGGCACGTTCGGCCACCCGCACCGTTGCCAAAAACCAACGACCCCGCCAAAACCCGCACCAGCCAACGATCTCCAGCCAACCCGCACACGGACATACGAAAACGAACCCCTATATATAAATAACTTTTTTACTAACTAACTAACTGATTTCATTCATTTTCTCCCATTTATCCGTGCCATTTTTCTCTCTGTCTCTCGTGCCAGCACCGTTTCCTATGAGCCCAGCAAAATCTCGTTCTCTCTCTCGCTTACATCCTACGATCCTACAACACAACTTCTACAGGATCTGAATTCCTAGACCCGCTCATAATTTTCTCAAAACCCTGTCAATCGAGCCTATACTGGCCAGAATCCCACTCCAACGCCCTCACTGCCAGTTTTTCCGCCCCATGAAACCTCGAATACCTGTAAACCTTACTAGATCGCGTTTGCCGTGTGCCTCCTATGTTGGAAATTAGCTACGCATCCCGCCCCAGCATGTGATATCGTGAACACTTCGTGTCTGTGATCTCCGAGCGTTCTTTTTTAGCCCTCTCCCTAGCTACATTCCGATTCTTCCCCCCAAGGAAATCTTATGCCGACCCTCACTCACCCAGCACTCGTAGCCGAACACTGTGGCCTAGACACCTACACCACAAGGCTACGCACATTGACCGGGACCGAAATCCTCCCTCACCTAATCGCCCAGTTACCTGTATCAAGCTCAGTGGATTCAGCGCTTGTATACTTTTCCGCTCCCGTTGTGGCACCCGTGCTGAAATCGCTCGAACCCGCCAAACACGTGCTGCAAGAGCCGGACCCCGCGAACGCTCGCACGATCCTGTACATCGAGAAGCATGACACCGACACTATTAACTTCGTGCTCTACCCCGATGATTTGCAGTGCCTAGTACGATCCTCGTCTGCATTCAAGAACATTACACTGACTGAGAAGCGTAACTGGCCCTCAGTTCAGTCGCTCGCCAGTACACCACTAGTGCCCATCACCTACGACACGAAGATTAACTCCACTAAGGCTTCGCACAGTGCCTATAGGACTAGTCTTAACTATTCATTTCGACAGCGGGCACAACTGCACATAAGGAATGAACAGGAACGTCTGGACGGGGCCGGGGCGGTCGAGTTGGCGCAGGAGCGTGAACGCTTCCGGTTTATGCCTATGGAACAGCGGGAGAACGCGTACCTGTACGACCTCATGGTCCAAGCGAAGATGCCAGCCGTGCTGATGGACGACCTCGTGCCGGTTCCCAGTCAGGCGGAGATCAAGCGCTTCCAATTCCCGTTGCCCCCGGAGGATCGGCCGCATCGACCCGGGCAGTCAGCCGCTAAAGTGGCGCGGATCGTCAACGTGCTGGCTGATAACTGCCGCATCACACCTAGCCAGCCATTGGGGAAAGTGGACCCCGCACAGTCAGGAGTGATGGTTCCTGATCGTCTGGTGCAGACCATGGCGCTGATGCCTGCTGGCGTGCTGTCCATTGAACTGGATAGCCAGAGCCCGGATTACACGGTGGACGACACGCGCATAAGTCAGGAACTTGCGGATGACATCCGGGTGTTCGGTGCCTGCTGGCGTGTGGTGCTGACGATTGGGAGGGATACCCGCTATGTGTTGCCCGTTGCTACTACCTACCTAACACCTAACCCGATAGTGGTCCAGTTCAACTATAGGTGCCGCCCGTCGATGGATGCAGAGGGGAACCTAGACTTTCCCGTCCCTACCTCTATCAGCCTGAACACAACCTTGCTGAAGAAACAAGGGGTGATGCACGCAGAACGACTGGCCGAGGCGCTGGGCCAGTACCCCATGCGGCACATCAACAGGACCGCAGGGCCGAGTCCATGCGGGGTGCGCAAGGCTGCGGGGGAGCGAGAGTTTATCCGCGCATTGCAGACGGTGTTCGCAGTGCGGGTGGGTGGGCTGGCGCAACAGATCATTCTCCAGAACAAGCTGCCGAAAGTGATGCGGGAGATTGCGACGGGGGAGACATCCCTGCGCCAGCGCAATGAGATCAGTCAGGCTATGTACAGAGTAATGGCGCATTACTTCAGGGAGGGAGAGGACACGCACAGCAGGATCGTCAAGCGTTTGCCGCAAGCGGTGGCCGGGGCGTATGTGGAGTTCATTAGGGCACCGGGCTATGACATGGGATCGTCGGGGTTTGGCATCGCATACGATATGTTCGTGATACAGTTGATGCGTAACGAGAACATCCGGGTTATGTATATCAACGGTGATCTTAGGCGCGCATTAGATAGCCCGGACCTGTACAAAAAGCAGCAAGAGAAAATGGAGCCGGGAATACGGGCTGCGCTGGAGCGGACAACGTCACTACTACTGCCTCATGCACCTGACCTCGAAGAAAACTATCTTGCGCCTAAGCTGGACGGCATCGACCCGCTGGGCATCCCGGACAACGTGCGAGAGTCTAAGCTGGAGCAGCACCATCGGCGGGTGCGGGCACTGATCGGGCCGGTGCGGGGGCTGTTGGCGGAGACAGAGGTGAGTGATGATTAACGTCTACCGTTTCGGTGCGATATTGATGCTCATGGACGGCAAAATCTACAATGGCAAAGTCCTGATGTTCACTGGACAACCTACCATGGACATGCATGAGCGGTACAAGTACGCGGAGACAAGGCAATGAACGTATATCCAAGGGGCGTGGTCCTCGAAAAGTGGGGTAACTACTGGAGGTACTCCATGTTTACTATGTACTTCAACCCTAGGTTCCCCGAGTCGTGCACTGTGCTGACTAGATACGTGAGGTTCTGATGAGTCTGCACCTTGACTACCTGATTAACTACACCCCGTTCTACATCATCGAGTTCACGCTCAATGCAAACGTGCCGAGGTTCGGTGCGAATCGGTACAAGTACGCGGGGGCAAGCGATGATTGACGTGTATTCTAATGGTATAACGTTATGCAGGACGAACGAGCTTTCCTACGCTATCCCATGCATCAGATTGGTGACTCAGAAGGTGCCCGCACCGCTGGTTAGGTACGGGTTTCTCCCACATGGGGCGATGCTATGAGACTGTACGGACTAGGACTTGTGATCGATGGGATAGTAGTGCCGAACTACCCACACCCGTACCCTGTTACCTACATAATGCTAAGTCAGAAGGATGGGGTGGAAGCACCGACGCGGTACGCATACCTACCAGCGGGATGGGATAAATGACTCTATACTCTTGCTTCCTCACGATGCCCGGTGTGCGGGTGTCCATGATGCAATTCACCGTTGACGTGGCTGACCTCGCGGTCAGCAGGTATCAGTTCTTACAATGGGGGGCCAAGCATGTACATGTATACCCACGGCGTGCAGTTTAGAGTGGCTCCGTACCAAGTTAAGGTAGTCATGATCATCAACTGCGATGGCTATTGGAGAGTCACGGAGAAGTACGGTCTAGTATGAACTTCCACACTCAAGGAAGTATAGATAGGGGGGTTGACAAGGGGGCTTGACTAGGGTATAATGTGTACTGTGGCTGGATATAGCATCCAGTCGCAGCAGCACCGGGCTAACATCCACCGTCGGATGTTAAGTAAGCAGTAAGGCCCCTCTTTCACAACCTGATCGCAAATGCCAGCGGCCAAGACAATCGCTGCTGGTGCAGGCAAGATGCTCACGTCCCGCGAACGAAACTGGCGGCACGGTAGGTAGTCCCCCACTCCACCCCGGTGCGAGACGGACGCCCCAAAGTTACAACATGACCGTGCCAACGGCCCCTGTGGTGGGCCAATACCGGCGACAAGTAGTACGAACCTCTGAGATCCCCTGCGACCTAGGACGCACGACGTATGCATGTACTCCACATGCGTGCCGAACCTCGATGACCCTCCCATAGCGTGGATGCGAACCGAGGCAAGGCACAGCGTTAACAAAGTCAGGCACCGACATCCCGAGCGAGGGCAGGGATAGTCCAGATAATGCCCGTGTTCCCCTAGGTCCTACATATAGAGTGATTTGGTCGTCACTCTCATGTGCATTAGTACGTACTAGTGTGCATGTATCTTGACGACTGGAGAAAGACATGAAGATCATGATCCCCGGCGAATTCAGTTACTTCGGCGTGCGGATAGTGTACGGTCAGTATCTCTGCGCTATGTACAACTGCGCGGCTGACAGCCACAAGTGGGTGCGGCGCTACCACATAGGAGTGTAACGTGGAGTTCTACGAAGGATCGTACTTCACAGTGGTCTTGGGTGTAGGCCCCGGCCCTAGACGGTACCTCGCTGCCACGCATCGGTTCGGCGACACGTCTGATCGGCGGATGTTCTTTCAACGCTACAACCTAGCAGGGTGGTGACATGTGGTTCAAGATGGAGTATTACCTAGTGCTGGTCGGCCCGGATGAGTTCGAAGTCATGGCGCTGTCCGTCAACTGCATGACCGACGACCGAGAGGCGTTCTTCAACCGCTACAAACTGTGGAGGTAACGTGCTGATCAAAGGCACCGTGTTCTTCGGGGTCAACCCAGACACCCGAGGATCGGATCATTCGATACAAACGATCTGGATAATCAAGCCCATGAACCGGGGTACTTTTTCAGGTAAAACGACGGCGTTTTTCTGGAGGTACCACATCAACCTGTATGACGTGCTGAGATAGGAGTCAACACCGGATGACCATAGCAGATAGCCCCCGCCAATACTTCGGGCTGTACTTCAACAGTCGCTGGCAATGCTTTGCTGTCATCACAGATAATGTGGTGGATCAGAGAATGTGGGCCAAGCGATACAATCTTTCAACCTAACATCCGACGGTGGAGGTTAGCCCCATGGAACTAGACACACTGTGGATGCGAGTTCAGATACATGACGAAACCCACTGGCCGTGCATGATCCGCTCCACTCGGCTCGACAATTGGCTGCGGTGGAGGTACGCGCTATGAACCTGAGCATAGGATTGCTGGCGCTTGGGTACCACCCTGACGGCTACACCCTCATGACCTGTACCAGTTTCTCGGACAAGTGGTTAGCTAGGAGGTACTTCCCATGAACCTAAGAGGTACCATCGTCTACTCTCACGAGGGGTTCAACCAGCACTCGTGGAACAGGTTCCCGCAGTACACCATCATCCGGATGCATTGGTATAAGAACCTAATGGCCCGAGACAAGACGCAGTTCCTTGCCTTCGTCCGGGAGAGGTACTTCAAATGATAATCACTGGGCCGTACTACGTAATACTTGTACTACTACGCAAAGGAGAGCCAGCAAAACACATCAACCTAATGCACAAGAGTATCATCGACGAGCGGATCATACTTCGCTACGGATTCCCGTCCGACCCCGGAGCGTACTAATCATGCGGATACTCGGACCGTGGTACTTGGGTGTGTGGATGCCATACACAGCGATGTACGTTACACTGGACCCAAACCACAAGAACGAACAGTTCTTTCATTTACGGTACAACATTTCAACAGATCGCAAGATCTACTTTGGAGATTCATGATGCTGGCAGTTAATATTTATGGTGCGACAGCGTTGATCGGCACCATCCACCTCGACGTGCGCCCTGCCCATGCCCTGAAGGCGGCGCGGTACTTCAAAGATAACGGCTTCCAAGTGGAGGTCGATGCGGGCATGTTGTGCGTCCGTCAACCCCGGCGGGTGGATGGCAAGTGTGCTGGCATGGCCCTGCGCAAGCGGTTCAAGTCGGCGCACAAGTACTTCGACGGCACCATTTCCGCCAAGGGTCTGGCCGAGTTCATGGGCAGGGTGGCCAAGGCAGGGCTGTGATGTACTTCAACGGACCGGTCTGTCTTGGGTTCTCCATCAACAACTACCGCACAACGTGGATGTTGGTAGCACCGATAGAGACGCGGGCGTTCCTTCGTCGATACGCCATCTTCGAGGGGTACGGGTGGCCTAGGGAGGGGGAGGCGTGGTGACACTTGGCATGGGGTCAGGGCGGGTGGTGTGGCGGGTGCATCCGCATATCGTGGTGTTCATCAAGTTCTTCGGCTCGCCCTACTATTTGCAGCGCAGTGCCGCCATTAACTTCTTCGTGCGGAGGTATGAGCTATGAAGCTAAGTACACGGTGGGTCAACTTGACTTGGCCACACCCGAAAGTGACATGGTATACGGTGGATATGTTTCACAAGCTGGATCTGGGGCGTCAAGCTGGTCTGCTACCGTACATTCATGCGAGGTACATGCCATGAACCTGAGCGTCAACAAGATCAACTTGTACGCTATAGGCTTTGAGTGTCGGGTGTTTCCTTATAATGGGTACACCCCGACAACGGCGAGGTGGTTCAACGCGAGGTACTTCAAATGAGACTGTCACTTCCATCCGGGGCATGGATATCGATAGATGGTGATAAACAGATCAATCTGCGGCTCGGCCCTATCGACTCGAATGCAAACATAGATTTCAGGAGATTCATTCATGGGAGATACAAGTACATCCATAGAGACTTCGACTAACACACCCACTCCACACTACATCACGCAGTGTGGTACACTAGACGGCAACACATACCAGACGAAAGGAACTGCTTACTTCGACGAGACTCGTTTTACGTTGTTCATCGGGGAGCAACCCCAACTTATTTCAATCCGAGGGTACTCAAACCTAACCCTCTCAGACTCAAGGATCAATACCATGGCCGGCATTCGCTTCGAACACCACCCCTTCCGTGTCTACGGCACCGACGCCAATGACTCCAACACCTACCAGCGCCCGTTCATGCAGGCGATGGAGGATTCGCAGGATGCGGACACGACGGTGGTCATCACCGTGCTGCATGGGGGTGTCATGATGGACATCCTCGACCGCAAGATCCAGAAGTTCGACAACCCCGAGGAAGTGGTCAAGGAAACGTACAACTTCGGACCGGCCACCGACCGTGACTCGTTCGAGAAGGCGTTCAACATGTTCAAGATGCACCGGGCCAGCAACCCCTGTGTCTTGTTCAACTTCACTGGTGTCGAGATCAAGGACCTCACTTCGCCCGTGCTCAAGTGGGATGGCATCAACAATGCTGACCAGATCCCCGAGTCCGAGCGGGTGGTGGTCCCCTTCACCAAGCCTGCCTACCCCGACAAGTGATGTAACAACGGCTAACCTCCGACGGTGGAGGTTAGCCAGGAGAAGGGGATGTACTTCGATAAGATGGATGGGTCAGTCGACGCAGGGGGTGATACGGCACCGAACTGGATATTCATGTTCACACGATCCAGACTAGACTTCTTCTACCGGCACCGCTATGTACTTCGATGAAGATGACATGTCGTTCTGCGCTGAGTACGTCGGCAATTCGTCCGACCGGGGGGATGACTATGCCGGATGGAAATCCTGGAAGTTTGCGCTTGCGTGCCACGGGGTCAACCGAGCCGAGGTGTGGTTGGTGAAGCGGTACCTGCCATGATCTTCGACATCAGAGACGTATCAATAAAGGGGATGTACTCGGACGATCCTATGGCGTGGCTGTTCGTAGTGGGTAGCTACGCTCCCGGGTGGCGCAAGATCGAAGACACCTTATCCAAGAGGTATGGATTCCAATGAACTTCGTCGTCTTTATCTTTAGGGGGAATCTCTATCAGACAATAACTACTGGACTTGGCATGAACCCTGCGTACCAATTCAGGTTTACGCAGAAGTACTTCTTTAAAGATGAGTACCTGATGGACAGGTACCACTTGTCACGTAGCAAACTACTTACAATCTGAAAGGTAATACCATGGCCAAGAAAGATGTCGCTCCCGTGTCCACCATTTCCCTGCGTGAAGCCAAGCAACTGATCCTCGCGGTCGGGCATCAGGTTGCCATCATGTTGGGTGGTGAAATGGGGATTGGCAAAACCGCCCTGTTGGGGTGGATCAACGAGGATCTGCCGAAGGCGGACCGGTACATCAACATGCGGGTGGACGCTGCCAATCTGTCGGTGGGTGATCTGGCCCTGCCGTCCTTCATCGACGTGGAGACCGAGCCGGGGGTGTTCGAGAAGCTGTCGACCTGGGCGGTCAACAAGCACCTGGGTCTGCATCAGAAGCGCCCGATCCACATGTTCGTGGATGAGTACACCAAGGCTGGGCAGGAGGTGAAGAACGCCCTGCTCCCGCTGATTTACGACCGTGAGTTGTTTGGCCTCAAGTTGCCGCAGGGTAGCTTGGTCACGCTGACCGGCAACCTGATCGACAACGGGTTGGGTGATGCGATGAAGGGGCACGAGCGCAACCGTGTGTGCTACGTTGTTGTGCGCAAGCCGAGCGGTGATGAGTGGATCGACGACTACGCCATCCACAACGGCATCCACCCCGCCATCCCGCGCTGGGTCAAGGACACCCCGCAGGCGTTCGCTTCGTACCTCGACGGCGAGACGGTGTCGGATGGCAAGGGCAATGGCAACCCCTACATCTACCATCCTGATCGCTCCGACATGGAAGCGGTGGTCACCCCCCGTTCGTTGACTGCTGCCAGCCACGTGCTGCACGCTGCCGACCGGGCGCACTTCGCCCCCATGCTGACCCGCACGGCACTGGCTGGACTGATCGGCCGGTCTGCCGCTGCCGACCTGATGACGAACTACGAACTGGCGCTCAAGCTGCCCGACCGTGCCGCCATCATCGCCGACCCCAAGCGGGCACCCCTGCCCGGTAGCACGGTGGCGTGCAGCATGATCACGTTCTCCCTGGCGACGACGGGCACCGACAAGACCATCAGCCCCATCATCGACTACATGAAGCGGCTCGACGGTGAGTGGCAGGCGGTGTTCATCAAGATGTTCACGGCCCGCAAGCAGGTGGGTGCCGACGCCAAGGGTGAGCCGATCAACGGCAAGCGTGCTCTGAGCAACACCAAGGACGGCATGGCATGGGCGCTGGACAACGGCCACATGTTGTAATCCGGCAGTACCGGTACGGGGTGCATGTGGGAAGCAGAGTTGTGACCTTCATGCAACCCCCGCTGTCTGCGAAGTACGACTACAGGCATGTCATGGATCTGTTCGAACGGAGGTACGGACTATGAGGGGGCCTAACGTGATGACACTCCACGTCTGGGGGACGTGGGTAGATTCCGAACGGTACGTGCACGTTGTACCCCGAGCCGCTGCTACCGTCCGGTGGTACTTGACTGCGCGGTACAACCACATACAGGTGAACCTTGGAACTTGATGGATGGGAAGCATACTGGTATGCTGGAAGTAAGTGGCCTAAGTGTGTGGCTGTACTCAAGTTCCGGCACGCTGGGTTCCTGCTGTATAAACGCTATGGAGTTCGTGAGGACCCTACATATGCGGCTTGACAACTGGGGCGCAATCGTATCGCCAATGTGTGTTGTCGATGCACTTCAATACGTCGGGCACAACTTGTTTCGTGATAGATATAAACTTGCGCGTCACTTCTAACATCCGCCTTTCGCCTAACATCCGACGTCGGATGTTAGTCAATGATGCCAACATCCTGTTGGCATCGCTTGGATGTTAACTTCAGGAGTATCAAATGAAAGCTGAACAGGCTATCCAAAAAGCCAACGTGTCGTTCATGTCGCACCCTGCCTTCCGTGGCGTGGCGGGTGTGGTGTTGTTCGGCAAGTCGGAGATCGTTGACGACCCCAAGGTCATGCCCACTGCGGCAACGGACGGGGTCAACAAGTACTACGGTCGTGGGTTCATCGACGCCGAGGATCACGCTGCACGTACCATGGTGGTCGGACACGAGACGATGCATCAACTCCTTCGTCATACCTTCGTCTACAAGGAACTGTTCAAGAAGGACCCGCAGTGCGCCAACATCGCGGCTGACTTCGTGGTCAACCTCATGCTGTACGACGGGCACATGTCGCTCGACGCGGCACAGCAGGGCATCACTCCCATGCTGCCGCCCCTGACGGTGCAACCCCTGATGGACGAGCGGCTGCGTGGCTGGTCCACTGATCGCATCTTCCGCCTGATCCAAGACCTCGCCGACAAGAAGGCGCAGATCCCCGGTGGTACCACGGTCAAGGAGTGGGGTGGCCGTCCGGTCAAGACGCTCGACGACATCAAGTTCTCCCGTGGCAAGAAGGGTGGCAGTGGTGGTGTCGAGGGTGCCGACTCGATGGACGATCACATGCCCGACAGCGGCGAGGAGATGACCGAGGAGCAGGCCAAGGAACTGGAGTCGATCATCCGCACCGGCAAGATGATGGCGGGTAAGGACGCCAGCGGTGCGCTGCGTCATATCAACATGGGTGAATCCAAGATCTCGTGGGAGGAGTTGCTGGAGAACTGGGTGCAGCGCCTGTTCCATGGTGGGCACGATGAGACGTGGACCCGACCCAATCGCCGCTTCGCTGCGCACAACATCTATCTCCCGTCCGGTCGCACCGAGGTGCTGCCGCCCCTGCTGCTGGCCATCGACACGTCGGGCTCGATCAGCAACGAGGTGCTGGCCACGGTCAAGTCACATATCCAGAAGATGGTCGAGCGCTACGCCATCCAGCAGGTGGACGTGCTGTACTGGGATAGCAGGGTAGCTGGGTTCGAACAGTACCCGCGCTCCGAGGTCAAGGGTCTGGTCGATTCGACCAAGCCCAAGGGGGGTGGCGGCACTGATCCTTGCTGCATCCGGCCCTATGTGTTGGGCAACGCACTGAAGTACTTCGCCGCTATCGTGTTTACTGATGGGTGCTTCGGCGACGAGGGCAACTGGGACTTCGTGAACCACCGTGTCATCTGGGTGGTCGATGGTCCGGAGCGTGTGTTCAACGTCGGTCGGTCGGTGCAGGTGTGAGGTGCGGTTGATCGGTCTGCACGTGTGGCCGGACCAATTCCCTGGGGGCAAGCTGCTGACGGGGCACCCCCAAGGGATCACCATCAGCGCATATCAGTGGATGGTTAAGCGGTATGAACTGGAGTACAGCGCATGAGAGTTAGCATCGTGTATCTAGACATCCTGTTCGACCACAGCAAGTACCGCAGTCGGATCGAGGGGCTGCGCGGTCCGATCAGTGCTGTCCACGGCACCATGATGTTCAGCCGCTACTATTCTGTACCGGAGGAGTGACATGCTACAATCGCTACAACATCAGGAGGGAGAATGTATCTTGACCTGTCAGATCTGACAGTAAACACGGGTCGCCGTTGGGTGTTTAGCATTGAAGGTACGGAGACCATGAACAAGTTCGCGCGGGTCCACCGCTACAACATTAGGAGAGCAGGATTATACTAGGTAAGTTAAGCTGTACACTTTACTTTGCCGATAGAGATGCTATCTGTCTCATCTTTACCCCCGCCTACATCGTCGATAATCTGTTCATCAAGCGCTACGGCGCACTTAAGGATTGATCATGAATACCAAAGTCGTGTTGCCCGCTGTTCTCGTGTCGCTGAACACGTCCGTCTGGACTGCACAAAAGCTGGACCGCAAGACCTCGCAGGAGGTGGACGTGCAGCACGCCACCAAGACCCGTGCGGGCAACTACAACAAGCACCTGATGGCGGGTGTTGACTCGCTCGACACGGTCAAGTCGGTGGCTGCGGCCACCCGGGTGGAGTTCCATCGCATCACCCAACCCTGGTCCGACAACGGTGATCGGCTGCTGGCAGCGGAGCGCTACTTCGACTTCAAGAACTGGGCCGACACCCGGACCCAAGCGTTCGATGCCGCCGTCAAGGAGTTCGTCAGCCAGTACGCCACCAACATCAGCGTGCAAGCCTTCAAGCTGGGTAGCTTGTTCGACCGTAGCGAGTACCCGGACCCGGCTGATGTGGCGCATCGGTTCGGCATGGTGTTCAGCTACACCCCGCTGCCGCAGTCGGGTGACTTCCGCCTGGACTCGTTCAACAGCACGCTGTCTTTGGTGGAGCGCGAACTCACCGACAAGTACGAAAGCATGATGGCAGCAAGGGTGGACACCGCCATGGCCGACGCGTGGGATCGGGTGCACAAGGCGCTCAAGCATATGGCCGAGAAGATGCTGCCCGATGCGGATGGCAAGAAGCGCCGCCTGCACGACACCACCTTGGAGAACATGTACGAACTGTGCACGCTCATGTCCTCGTTCAACGTGACCGGCGACCCCAAGATGGAGCAGTGCCGTCGTGACATCGAGAACGCACTGGCGGGTGTCAGCACCGACGTGCTGCGGGTGTCCGAGGATGCACGCAAGACCATCCATACCAAGGTCACCGGACTCATGGCTGACTACGGGTTGGAGTGAGCGTACCCACCATGTTCATGGCACCGGGGGCTACGATGATGTTAAGTCGGCTGTTCCTATCAGTAGACCTCCGGGATGCTGAGAGTTCCAATGGCATCAACGGACTCTATAGCATCCACCCCAACGAGAGCGCACTGGTGCAGAGGTATGGTTATGGATCTTGAATGGGATGCGCTGGTAGTTAGCTGGAGTATGGGAGAGTGGGCAACCTGCGGATTGCGGAGGATCCTGTTCAACGAGTACAAGTTCGTGGAGAGGTATGGTTATGTACTTGTATAGGAGCACAATCAAGGTGAAGTGGCGGCGCACCTATCTGCGGTGGGCTCCTGAACTAGAGGGGGAGACGATGCGGATGTTCTTGCTAGAAAGGTACGGCTATGTGCTGGTATAACGTAACGTTCCGATTCAGGATGAGCACCGGGAAGTACTGGGCTATCCACGGTACGCCCAACGTCCTGGCAGCACTGAGAATGTCGGAGAGGTACTTCAATGTACCTTGAACCTGAACACCTAGTGGTGCGCCCCAGTGCCGACAGCATTTCCCGGGCGCAAGAAGTGTGGGGGCTACAGCGCGTGGTCATCCGGGAGTACCGTCTGGTGTGGAGGTACTGCCTTGTATCTTGACCCCTCTTTCCTAGTCGCTCGTGGTAGGAATGCACATAAAAGCCCCCGGTCACACGAAGCATGGGGGCTGTACTACTACACACAAACACTGGAAGACTGGCTAACGCAGAGGTATGGCTATGCAACTTGACGGTAGGATTCTGTACGTCTACTTGGGGAGTACTATCCACAACCCGAACCAGCGGCACAACTACATCTACGCCATAGACAGTAAGGCCCAACGGTGTGATTTCTTCATATTCCGGAGGTACTGTTATGTGGCTTAGCTCTAGGATTCTGCATGCTAGGATCGGCAGCGTGCACTACGAGACGGTGCTGGGATTCATGACAACAGTATCCGGCGAGACGGAATTCATCACTAAGAGGTACGGCTATGGAGCTTGATGCTGGTAACTTCTTTGTGGTGGACATCCGTGTCCCTTCCGTGACATCTGCGGATCAGGTATGGGGGTTCCTGTACGTAGTCAAGGGGGAGCGATTATTCGTGGATAGGTACGGCTATGCATCTTAACCCGGGTATACTGTACGTAGGGTTCGGAGCCATTAACACCTGCCACCTGTTTGCTTTCACCCCTGCCGGTAGTGGGTCCGTGGTAGGGGAGGTTAGTTTTCTGCGGAGATATAGGTATGTTCATCAGCAGTAGAGGATGGGTCTGCACGTCATGGAAAGCGGGGGAAGGGGTATGGATAACAGCAGTAGAAGATACCTTCGGGGTGTCTTACGCTGAACAATACTTGATTAGGCGTTATACATTTACTTAAGGAGCAGCAATGGAACTCAGTTCGTGCAGTCTGACCGTCAGCCACGGAGCTGGCACGATGTTCACCCGGGGGCTTGCACAGCGCAACATCTTCCACTACCGGACGATGGAGCGGTACAACCTGTTTAACCTCCCCATCCATGGGCGAGTGCACAAACCGTTCGAGATCGCCAAGCAGTTCACCATGACCCATGCACCGGGGGTGGTGTGCGCTGCGATTGCAGGGGAAGAACTCTGGGTCACACCATCGAGGATGGTTTTCATCGCCACGCGTGAGCGGCAGGAGATCGCATCCATTACCTACGACCGGGACAAGAAGGCGTGGATCGGCAGGGCCAAGCACATGCCAGCCAGCCCCAAGTTCAAGCACGCCGCCCCCTACGTTCAGCGCAAGGATCTGGTCGCCCTGCTGTGGGAACTCAAGCCCTACCTGCGCGGCATGTCCGACAAGGAATGGGCGGTGCATTGCACCTACCAACGGATCATTGCCTGGGGCTGGTCGTACTCAAGGCCGTCGGTTGCGCCGGTTGATGCCTGCCAGTTCGCCGCTGCCATGACGGAGCGCGAAGCACACACCGAGCAGTTGATCGTGGCCATGGCGAAGGTCATGAAGGATGTGCACGAAGCTGCCGCTGCCAGTGCCACCATCGAGATGTGGAAAGACTTCGACCGTCGGATGCATGGGGGGTAGCATGATCCTATGTAATCCCGAACTCGAAGATGTATTTTGGGTGGGGTTAGCGAACGACCCCGACACCACGTTCCACGTCACCAATCTCAACACCATCTGTAGTACCAATCGGGACTATCAGATCGACATGTTTTTCATTTACCGTTACCTCAAGTAGTACCAACCTAGGAGTATTACCATGGCTACACTGACCCCGTCGTACCTCCTGAATACTATCCGCGAACTGGAGCGGGAGAACGCGACGTTGAAGCTGCAACTGGAAATGGAACGTGAGAAGAAGACCCCCCGCATCCAGCGTGCCCCCGAACAACTGCCGCTGATTCCGCACACCCCCGTCCGGACCACCGCCCAGATGGACCTTCCCCTTCGTCGCAAAGAGGGAGCAAAATATATCGAAGGGGTGGCGTACGCCGTCAACACCGGAGCGTCTAAGGGCAAGCGTGGTAGGGATTTCAAGGTTACCCCCGAGCCCATGCGCGTGCTGCCCAACGACAAGATGGCGGAGGAGTTCATCCATGAGCGCCGGTATGGTGCTGGTGCCATCGTGCGTATCGGTGCGTGCATCATCGAGGATGAGCGGGGATGAAGTATTACATTCTCAACAATGCGGTGAGCATCACCAAGTACGGGGTGGGAATGTACCCGTGGACTAGACGTGTGGTGGATGACTGGCTCACCCTGCGTTACCAACTGGTGGTGGCATGAGCGCACTTAGGGGAGTATCCGCCGTACGGTGGAGTGGCCGCACGGTCTACATCAGTGAATCATGGGGTGGGCTTCACGACCGTGTGCTTATGTCCCAGCGATACAATATCGTTACCGATCACGCACCATGGTGATATCAACCGCTTGGATGGAAGTATCGTGGATGATCGGAACTTATCGTGAGTACGCGCAAGCGGGAGATTGGGACCAACTGGGGGATACGTACTTGTGCCGCAGGTACGAACTACGAATCGCTGACTTTCCTAGGAGTGGCATGTGAATAACATCAATCCGTTTACGCCAAACCCTGTTGCCTTCATCGTGCACAACAGACTGGCCGACAGCTTGGAGAAAAGAACGCACATCATGTGGTCGCATCCTACCAAGGACGACCGGTACCGATCACACCGTAAGCCCGACGTGCTGTGTCGTGGCACGGCAGGGGAGCGATGCGGGGTGAAGCTGACCGCGACCGACCGCAAACGCAAGGGGTACGCGTATCTGTGCAAGGTGTGTTACAAGGCGCAGTACTGGGCCAAGTACGATAGGGGCTGACATGCACGTAGTCCCACACTTCTGGATAGAGGCTTCTGGTATGTGGTCGCTGGCTGGACATAATACTCCGGCGATCCGGGCGTTCATGTGGGTGAGGTACGAACTATGAAACTAATACAGTATTTTCGGGTGCGGATATCGTGGAGAGTAGGAGTGGCTACATGGGTAATTGTCCCAACTGCCATGGGAGAAGCTAGAATGTATCTTCGTGGTCGGTATAAACACTGGGGTCCAGACCTACTATGATCTACCAACCCTACATGAAGCTGTTCACTATTCCCACTAACAAAAAGCGTAGTGAATTCATCTGCGCAGCGGCTCACCGCATCGGCATCCGAGATTATCTGGAGCGTAGGTACAGGTTGTTCTCATGGTAATCGCTCACTACCTACAACTCTACATTCGGAAGCCGGGCATCCCGCTACAGTTCTTAATGTGGGTTCATCCCCAAGTTGCGTGCAGGGAGTACTTGGATAGGAGGTACATGCGTGGCAAAAAGGCTAGCAACAAACCCTCTCCCTTTCGATGAGGAACGATGCGCCGATGCCCTTCAGCGCTGGTGCCCTGAGCGGGACAACTGCCGACGCTGGGTGGACCGGTACCCTGCCGGGGACCACACGCCTTGGGTTCCCTTCACCATTGACCGCACCTCTGCCGGGTGCCAACACATTATAAGGATCAAGTGATGTGCGAGATGTCTGCTTTAACCGTGCTCGCCTGGGGCGTAGCAGTTATGATCGGTGGTCCGGTCATCTTGATGCTGTTGGCCGGGGTTGTTCTCGGCGCAATTGGTATATACACAGTCGTGACTGAGAAGAGGTAATGGGATGATCGCAGAGAATTGATGTTCACTACTTACTTAACCAAGGAACCATCATGAAAAAACTTATCATCGCCGTTGTGCTGGCCGCTGCCGCTGCTTCCGCTTACGCTGCCTGTCGTACCTATACCATCATGCAAGGTGGCCGCATGGTGATGTGCACCGAGTGCTGCTTCGGCGGGCACTGCACTATCAACTGCAACTGACCTGACAATGAAGCCAGTCATCTGCCCATACTGCAAAGGTCAGGCGGAGTTGGTGGTGGGTAGGGACATGTACCCTACCCACTCACGGTTGTGGACCAAGCACCTCTACCGCTGTACCCCGTGCGATGCGCACGTGGGGTGCCACCCCAACACCACGACCCCGCTGGGGACGCTGGCCAACCGCCCGCTGCGCGCAGCCCGCATGGCTGCACACACTGCATTCGACAAGCTATGGCAAGGGGGAGACATGCCCCGCTGGGCTGCGTACAAGTGGCTGCGAGGGATGATGAACATGCCCCGGGACGAGTGCCATATCGGACAGTTCGACGAGACGCAGTGCGCCCAAGCTATCGCCCATGTGCAGGATTACCTGCGACGAAAGGGGAAGATCCATCGCGCTCAGACTTCGAACACCACGGTGGCAGTGCCGCGTCCGACTATCGCATCAGCCGGGAAGTAGGTGGTCTTGGGATCGGGAAGTCGAACAATGCCGCCGACTTCAATGATGAGCCCCCGGCTCCTGTCGTAGAAGCACAGGGGGTCATCGAGGTCTGACTGGATCAGAATCCGCAGCGCGTCTCTTACTTTCATGACTGCCTGCCCAGATCAGACCGACCACTATGATTGCTACAAAACCAAGGGGGAGTAGTACATGGGCGACGACCCACTGTGCCAAGTACCCCAAGGCTTTGTAGAACCATAGATGGTCGAGGTAGTGAGCGATTACCATGAGAACAACCTGTACCTAGTTTCCAGATAGTCCCGTGCGGCAATGAAATTAGACGCCGCGCAGATGAAGACGCTGTGGCCCATAGCAGTGGGGCGAGTGAGCGTGTCGAGCCGGGTCATGAGCCGGTTCAGCAAAACTAAAGTATTCTGCTGTTGCAACTCGATCCTTGCGATTGCGCGACTGAGTTCATCCAAACGGTCTTTGGTTGTAGTCGCGTTGTCGCGCTCCCAGTGTGGGCGGGGTGGAAGCGGTTGCATTCGGAAATGGTACAACGCTCCAATGACAGGAGCAAGACTTTTCAACAGGAGTATCTGTGGCAACTAAACCAGTCCTCACCCTGCATTCCCGTGGATGGCACAACTCTCTCGTGATGACCGCCAAGCAAGGGGCGCGTATTGCTAAGGCTAAGGGTGGTCAGGCAGAATCGAAACTATCTGACTACAAGCCCGGGACATCGGGGCAACAGGAGTTCTACAGCACGTACAAGCAACTCGCTGAGCGAGAGTATGAAAAGGAACTACGTGCTATCCAAGAGGGTAACGACTACGGGGTGTAGTGATGCACATCAAATTTCAGAGGATGCTCAACGAGTTCGCAATTATCATTCTGCCTCCTATTCCACGTAAGAGCGTGGACACTTACTACCTGATCGACACGGCGGACGCTGACAGGTGGTTGTATAGTCGGTACATAGGGGTGTAGTGATATGAAGCTGTTTGATAATGGCTTAGACGACGGGCCTGGATTCAGTGTCCTTGTTCAAGACTTACATCATGACTACTACATGGACGGTAGTTACTACATTATCAGAGCCATAAATGTGTTCTTGTTAGCGAGGTACTCCTAATGAACGTAGATATACATAAAGGGGGCGCGTTAGGTAGTACCTACTTCCACTTCATGGTCCAGCTTAATACCCGCGACGAGCCATTAATCCTAGTCGAGATCGGTGAGTGCGACCAATACTTAGCTGAACGTTACGGAGTGTGGTGATGACCCCCGAGGCGAAAGTCAAAGTTAAGGTACGCAAGATACTGGACCTGTCTGATGTGTACTGGTACCAGCCTAACGCCGGGATGTACGGCACGTCTGGCATTGCCGATTTCGTGGGGGTGGTGGACTCGGTGCCGTTCCAGATCGAGACGAAGGCAGGCAAGGGGAAGATGACCGCACTGCAGCGCAAGAATGCTATGCACTTTCAGAACCATGGTGGTGTGTTCTTCCTGATCGATGGCACCGAGGTGGAGCTACTTCGACTGGAGGTGTTCCTGGAAAATCCTCACTTGCTATCTGCAAGGCCACCGTTGATACTCCCTCTTGTCGATGAATGACAGGCAGAGTACGATGGCGAGATGAGCGCCAAACTTTCTGTTCGGTCTGAGAAAAATCTTGTTGGTGTGCATCCGGATCTTGTCCGTGTTGTGCGCACTGCCAACGCTGCCACGGGGGAAGGCACGCCCATCCCCGGCTTCACGGTGATCGAGGGGCTGCGAACCAAGGACCGTCAGTCAGCACTGGTGCGGGCAGGCGCAAGCTGGACGATGAACTCCCGGCACCTGACAGGGCACGCGGTAGACTTAGCTGTATGGGTAGAGTCGGAGAAGGACATCCGCTGGGAGTGGCGGTTGTACGAGGCTCTGTCCAAGATCGTGCTGCAAGCAGCCAAAGATGAGGGTGTCAACCTAGTCTGGGGTGGGTCATGGACAACCCGGGACGGGCCGCACTTTGAACTGAACCGAGACGTGTACCCAGCATGATCCCAGTCGCCTTGCTTTGGAAAGCTGCGCCCTACATTGCTGTAGTGGTGGGCTTGTCAGTATCGCATGGCTACATGTACGTCAAGGGTGTCAAGAGCGCAGAGAACAAACAGGCAGTGGCCACAGCACTAGCCAAAGAAGAAGCGCGCAAAACAGAACTATCCCTGCAGAGCAAGGTAGAGATGCAGGCGCTAGAGATTGAAGTCGAGCGAACCCGTCGGACTGCGGCGGAGAAGAAGCAACAGGAGAAGGTCAAGGTCTATGTCACTAAGATTGATCCTAATTGCCCTTCTATTGGTGGTGAGTTCAGGGTGCTCCACGACTCAGGCACCGGCACCAAGCCTGATCCGGATCCCGCCCCCGCCCCCGTTCGTGATGCTCCCGCCCGACAACCTGATCCCCCTGCCGTCGAAGAAACCGAACTCGCCAGCACTACCCCCGGCGAAGTGATCGAGACGGTCAGCGAAAACTATCGTCGCGCTGGGGTCTGGCGCATGCAGCTAGTCGCCTGCCAGCAATACATCAACACAGTTGTGCGTCCCTTTTTCGCACCGGTCGGAGAATAATCTATGGCTACCTTTGTCCTCTTTCATGAGTTCGCTAACCATCTAGGTAAGAAGCTCATCAATCTGCAGGCCACTGATGTATTCAAGTGGGTGCTGGTACCAGCCGCTAACACTCCATCCCAGGCTAACGATACCCAGCTATCGAATATCACGCAGATTGCGAACGGTAACGGGTATACCACGGGTGGTACAGCGGAGCCGGTTACTACCTACGCCGAGACTGGTGCGGGTACGGGCATCTGGCAGTTTGGTACTGCATCCTCCGGACCGACATGGACAGCATCGGGCGGGTCTATCGCTACGTTCCAGTATGCTGTGCTCTACGATGACACTGCTACCAACGATGAGTTAGTAGGCTACCTTGATTATGGTAGTACGGTGACCATCACGGTAGGCAATACCTTCACCATTGATGTGGGTGCCAACGGTATCTTCCGCATCTCGTAATCATGGCACTGACCGCACTGCAGATTGCTGCGCTCAAGGACCGCCCCGAGATCTACAACCGGGTGCGGTACTACCTTGTCGGTCTGGCTGTGACCAAGGCGGGGGCAGCAATGCCATCGGATGTTGATCTGGCCATGGCTAAGCAGGTGCTGCAGGGTAAGGCTGACATCTCTCTGTGGTGCGAAGCGGTGCTCAACCAGTCGGACGTAGCCACATCGGCAGACCCGACTAAAGTTAGTGATAGCACTATGAACAGTGCTGTCTCATCCGTCTGGACAGCGTTCGCTGTCGCTAGTTCTGTTTAGGAGTAGACATGGGTACCCTCACCAACGCCCAAGTGGCGACCCTACGTACCAACATGCTGGCTGATCCGGCACTGGCTACGCACCTTGCCAACCAAGACGTTGCGTCTATCATGGACTACTACAATACGGAAGCCCCTGGTCCGTATGTGGTGTGGCGCTCCGACTTTACTCCCGAGCGCATGCGCGCTGCCATTGTCTGGACGGAAGTGGATGCGCTGACCGTAGGTAAGGCGCGGATCTGGGAGTGGCTGACCAACCGCATGACCATGACCATCAACATGAACGATGGTAGTGTGCGTCAAGCCGTGGGCGATGCGTTCACTGGCACCTCGACCCTGTCCCCCCTGCGCAACGCAGCCAAGCGCGCAGCCACCCGCATCGAGCAGATGTTCGCCACTGGCACTGGGGCGCAAGGCGTGCCCAGCGTGCTGGGATTCGAAGGTCCGGTCAGTCTCGCCGACATCATCCGCGCCAACACCCCTGTCTAACTTAAGGTCCCATCTTGCTTACTACAGTCAAGCTGGGGATCTGCATCCCCACATCCGGCATGTGCCGTACTTGGTTCACCTATTCGCTGGCTAATCTTGTTGCCCGTGTTGGCTCGCTGCGCTTCCCCCCTACCATCAAGTCGTTTGAATTATCGTTGTTTGTGCAAGAGACCTCGGTCATCCATGCGAACCGCGAGAAGCTGGTAGAGGAAGCGCTGGGATGGGGGGCTACCCACATCCTGTTCCTTGATGATGACATGGCATTCGACCCGCCAGTGCTGGAGTTGCTGTTCTCCCGGCACCAACCGATGGTGGCGTGCAACTACCCGAAGCGTGGATTCCCCATCACGTTCACCGCAGTTCGGGCGGACATGCAGGGCACCATCGTAACGACAGAGCATTCGACGGGGCTGGAAGAGGCGTACTACACCGGGTTCGGTGTGGCGCTGATCGATGCCGAAGTCTTTAAGAAGATGCCGCAGCCTTGGTTTATGCCGTTGTACGTGGCTGAGCAGAAGCAGTACACCACTGAAGATAATCCGTTCTGCGAGCGACTGCGGGCAGCGGGGTTTAAGGTATTCGTTGACCACGATGCTAGCAAGATAGTCACCCATATCGGCACCCACTCATACAAGTGGGACCAGTACAGCCCGGAGAAACAAGATGGCTAATCAGGTAATCTATCAGTACAGTACCCAGATCGTTGCGGCGTCGGATACCAACACGGTACCGGCAGGGTCGTTCAGTGTGGCATCGGCATCGGTCGCACTGACCAGCGCGAACCACTTCAACTACCCGATGGGGGACTTCTCCCTGTTCCACTCGGCCACCGCCTCGGTGTCGTCGGCGTCGAACACGGTGCTACTGTTCCGTCGGGATATCAACATCGACAGCACGAACGATGGGCCGGTGCCGATCACGTCCACGATCAGCCCGTATTCCAATACGTTCGTAGGTGCATTCACGGTGCCTGCCTACACGGGGGCCACGTCATCGTACATCTCGCTGACCGATATCCCGATCACCAAAGAGTGCGAGTTCTACCTGCAGAACAGCACCAACCAGCCCATCGCTGCGAACTGGGTACTGAAGTTCACGCCTAAGACCTGGGCACCGGGCGCTTAAGGACTACCGTGCACGTACTGCATGCCGTCGTAGTGGCAGGTATCGTCATGTCTGACGAGGTGTTGCTATGGGCATGATCTGGACGAGTAAGACTAGGACTAGGCAGCCGCAAGGAGCTATAAAACCGGCGGCTGGTTTGCCGCTAGCCTATCTCGGGGGGACGCATAACGGATGGCGGAATTTTGCCAATGTCGCGCCGACCATTCCGTCTGGCTGGTCGGTCACCACTGATAGGTTTGGTATCGCGAACGCGTGCGACGGCGCCAGCACGATGGCGGTCTCAGGGCAGGGGTTAGCCACCGATAGAAAATCAATTGTAATCCTGTTCAAGACCGGGGCGACCGCATCGGCGTTTGGCGTTGTAATGTCGCTCGATGATGCCGGGGGCGCAAATTCACCGGCGCGCATCCAATATGACGCCTCTGGAGTTTCGCTGGTTTACACGGTGCGGGACTCAGTTGGAAACTATCAAACACCCACCTTAATTGCCTCACCGGCTCTCAATACTTGGTATTGCGTCGCGCTGTCTGACAATCAAGCATCCGGTGTGCGGGTTAGTATTAACGGCTCCGCAGCGCAGTCCATAGCAGGATATGCTAAGCAATATGTGATAGTCGCTGGTTTGTATGTTGGCGGCTACGGCGGCTCGGGCGCAAACTGGACCGGCAAAGTCGCATTGATCGGATGGTCGAACAATCTGCTGTCTGATTTTCAGCTACAGGCGTACGCAGCAAACCCCTGGCAACTCTTCGCCCCCGAACAGACCCCTAAGTTCTACTCCCTACCCGCTGCTACTAGTAGTGGGATGATATGGACAAGTAAGACAAGAACTAGGCAGCCTAGCGGACCTGTTGGGATTAATCGTTCAAACCCAGTTAGTCGTCAAATTATTGATTCTCTGTTGTTTAGCAACGGAATTCCAATAAATGTCGCACGAACTTCGTCAACGATAAGTAAAACCGGAACACCTGTTACTGAAATAACAAGTAAAGGCGTTGCCTCCTATTTGTCCGCCGGGGCATCTTGGAACATAACTAGCTCCACCAATTACGCGGCCGGCGATTTCACGATTCGCTGCGTTGTGATGTTTAGAGCCTTTGGCTCTTATGCCACGCTTATCGATAAAGATAATGGCGCAGGGTTTCGAGAGATAGCTTTTTTCTTAGATACGTCGGGGAACATTAATTACATCGGGATCGGCGGTGTAAACAACACAGATAGTGTCTCTCTTGGTTTAAGTCTAAATGTCTTATACGACATTGTAATAACGCGTGTTGGTTCAACAGTTGCATTTTACGTTGACGGGCGGTTCAAGGGGAACCCCACGTTGCCCTACTCTGGGACAACTGGGTCGGCAAATCCGCTGGTGCTTGCCAGGAACTCGTCCGGCGGCGGGGTAAACACAAACGCGGTGTTTTTATCGTTTGATACTTGGAGTCGTGGTTTATCCTCTCCTGAGATTAACTCTCTGTATCAAAACCCCTGGCAACTTTATGTTCCAGAAAAGCGTCCTCTTTTCTTTAGCACAGGTGGTGGAGGGGGCGGTGCTGGTACTAAGATCCTAATCCCCTATCGACGCGTATGGACTAGGCAACCCCGATGATCCGCATCAACTGGGCAGACCCTATCACGAAAGGCTTGAAGTCCCTCATTGCGTGGGACGGGCGGGATTACGTCGCCAACAAGCCAGCCGTGTGGTCGGGCACTGCAACCGGTACCGATGCTGGACCGAGGGGAGTGGGGCGGCAGTTCGCTGGGTCAGGAGATCAGTCGTCAGTAACAACCACCGGGTGGGCCACAGCCGGAACGATGCTGGTTGTGCTGAACAAGGTAGGCAGCACGGGTACTGGCTATGGCGTTGCGGGCAATCGGAACGGGGGACTGACCGGCGGTGGGATCATGCTTGCCGGACTGGGAACTGGACAGTGGGGTTACATCGACGGTACTACGGAGAAGCCTAGCGGGCAAACTTTAGCGGCTAGCGACTCTCCGGTTCTGGCTGTATCGGTTGTGCCAAGTGCCGTGTACATGTACTACAACGGGGTAGAAGTATATGCCGATACGATAGCTAACCAAGCCAACGGCGTGTTCTGCATAGGCGCTGTGGGGGTAGGTTACGGCGGTAGTGGTGTTAGCGCCAACGTTGTATACGGGGCGTACTGGGACCGCAGGCTGACGGTACGGGAGCAAGCGCGCATTGCGAAGAACACATGGTGTCTGTTCGAACCTGAGTTGGTGTTCCTCCCGGCTAGTAATTACAGTGCTAGTACCAGTACTACGTTAACTGTAACAGCGGGTGCCCTGACGATCACCGGGCAGAGCATTACGTTCAACCGCACGCTGGTGGCTACGAACGGGGCACTGACCCTGGCGGGCCAAGCGATCACGTTCAACCGCACGATGCCGGTCACGAACGGCGCGCTGACGGTAGCAGGGCAGACAATCACCATGCCTCGCACGGTGGTGGTAGGTAACGGGGATGTCACCCTCACGGGTCAGTCCATCAGCCTGCTGCAAGGTACCTCGCTGTCGGTAACGGCGGGTGCTCTGACGATCACCGGGCAAGACATCACCTTCGCCCACACCATGCCGGTCACAACCGGTGCGGTGACGATCACCGGGCAGACGATCACCCTGACAGCGGGTGGGTCGGTCTCGGTGGCACTGGACGCAGGCGCACTGACGATCACCGGGCAGTCCATCGGGATGGCCATCTCGCAGACGGTTACGTCCGGGGCATTGGCACTGAACGGCCAGAGCATCGTATTGTCACGCACCATGCCGGTGACGGCGGGTGCTTTGACTATCACTGGTCAGAGTATTACTCTAACTGTAGCTGGAAGCGTTACCCTATCTGTTACGGCTGGGGCGTTGACAATTACAGGGCAAGACATTACAATGACTAACTCGGGGGGTGACGTTTATTTCCGTCGTGTGCCCGCCGCTGCAGCTACTTCGTTCGTAGAGATCAGCCAGTCTACTGGCAACTTCACTGAGATCGTACCTAAACCTGCCGGATCTGTTGACCCATAATGGCTGTCATTACACTAGATCTAGAAACACACTACTCACAAGACTACTCACTAACCAAGCTAACCACCGAGAAGTACATTCGTGATCCACGCTTCGAAGTTATCTTGGTTAGCATTGCACGGGACAACGATGATCCGATCTGGTTCACGGGGGACGACTCTGAAGTAGGAGAATTCCTACGAAGACACGTAACCTCAGACGACATCCTTGTCGCACACAACGCCGCATTCGATGCGGCGATTTTGTCTTGGCGGTACGGCATCCGTCCGGGGCTGATCATGGACACGGTGTCAATGGGGCGGGCGCTGGTGGGCGAGCAGTCGGGTGCATCCCTGGCCAAGCTGGCGGGCTTCTTCGGGCTAGGCGAGAAGGGGCACGAGGTCGTCACGTTCAAGGGCAAGCGGCGGGCTGACTTCACCCCCGAGGAACTGCGGGCCTATGCCGGGTACTGCATGAACGATGTGGTGCTGTGCCGTGCGCTTGCACACAAGATGCTAGAGACGTTCCCGGCCGAAGAACTGGAGATCGTGGACATGACCATGCGCATGTTCACCGAGCCGGTGCTGGAGTTGGATGAGCCGCTGCTGACTGCGTACTACAAGCGGGTGGTGGACAGGCGCAATGCCCTGCTGGAATCGTCGGTGGTGGACCGCAAGTCGCTGATGTCCAACCCCAAGCTGGCGGCGATCCTCGAAGCGTTCGGCGTGGATGTGCCACGCAAGATCAGTCCGACTACCAAGAAAGAAACCTGGGCCTTCGCCAAGACCGATGCTGCATTCACTGCATTATTGGAACACCCTGACGAGATGGTGCGGGACATTGTGGCCGCACGGTTGGGGGTCAAGTCAACGTTAGAAGAAACAAGGATACAATCCTTCATAGAGGTGAGCCATCGTGGAACTTTGCCTATTGCACTCAAGTATTCCGGGGCTGGGACGCACCGTTACAGCGGTGCAGATGGCCAAAACATTCAAAACATACCATCCCGTGATGCGACTAAACGGGATCTTAAGCGTTCGATACGGGCTCCCGATGGATCTGTCATCGTATCTGCCGACTCTTCCCAAATCGAAGCTCGGCTCACTCCATACTTTTGTGGACAGCAGGATCTAGTAGACATCTTCGCCAGCGGTAGGGACCCCTATTGTGAGTTCGCTACTATGGCGTACAATAGACCCATAACGAAGGCGGATAAGAATGAAAGGTTCACCGGCAAGACCTGCATCCTTGGGCTTGGTTACGGTACCGGGCGCGACAAACTACAGGGTACACTCAAGCAACAAGGTGGGGTGGTGGTTACCACAGAAGAGTCTCAGCGTCTCGTTGACCTCTATCGGAATGCATATCCACGAATTCCCGAAATGTGGAGACATCTGGGGACGGTACTTCAGGCTCTGATGCGCGGGCAGTTCATGCCGGTGGACAACTACGGTCTCATCCGCATGGTGCCAGACGGACTGATGGGGCCGACAGGCTTGGTCATGCAGTACCCCAAGCTGCACCAGCGTAAGAACACGGAGACAGGCTATGATGAGATGGTGTATTGGTCAGAGCGTAAGCGGTCGTACCAGTATATATACGGCGCCAAGTTATTGGAGAACTGTATACAGCATCTAGCACGTTGTGTCATCGCCGAGCAGATGCGGACCATCAACCGCAGGTACAAAGTATTGTTTCAAGTACACGATGAGATTGTACTGCTGGTCCCCGAGCAAGAGGCCGACGTGGCTTTGGACTTCGTGGTCAGCACGATGAGAACCGCCCCCGCCTGGGCACCGGGCCTGCCGGTGAATTGTGAAGCGGGATACGCGGATAACTATGGAGATGCGTGATGGAGTTACGAGTCATTGAGTATGGTAGTATGTTTCACGTTATCCACATCATGTACAAAGGTAAGGGGGCAAGATGGCTGAGGTCAGCGGGCGCAACACGCATCCCATCAAGTGGAGCTATTCATCGCTCTCTCAATTTAAACAGTGCCCCAAGAAGTATTACCATAGCAGGGTAGCCAAGGACATTCCGTTCGAAGAGACGGATGCCATGCGGTACGGGAACTACGTGCATGATGCTATCGAGAAGTACATCATGGATGGCAAACCCCTGCCCGACAACATCAGCCAGTTCAAGCCGGTGGTCGATCAACTGATTGATCTACCGGGTGTCAAGACCGCCGAGCAGAAGATCGGCATCACACTGGACCTTGAGCCTTGCGACTACTGGGCCAAGGATGTCTGGTATAGGGGCAAGATTGATTACCTTGTACGATGTAACCCTGGCGAACTCGGTGATGAACACAGCAGAGTACTACCACATGATGCATTTATGGTGGACTGGAAAACGGGAGCCAATCCCCGTTATGCTGACCAATCCGAACTTGATCTCTTTGCAGCTACCGTCTTCATTAGCTATCCAGAGATACGGTCTCTGCATACCGCCTTTGTCTTTCTCGTAACGGGTGACGTGATCCCGAAAACCTACGTACGGGACGACCTAGCGGACATACTTCTCAAGCACTTACCGGATGTACACCGGATGCAGGTAGCGCACGACACTGATACGTGGAACGCTACCCCTAACTTTACTTGCCGCAACTACTGCAAAGTATCTTCATGTCAGTACTACCGAACGTAAGACTGTTCGACGACAGCGCAATCCTTATCGAAGGGGAGGGGGCTAAGGCTTATGGAGCTACACTTAGTAACGGCGTATGGCTCGAAGACCGCGAAAATTGTGGTCTTTTTGAATGGTCAGTCGAGAACGTATCCCGCCTACGATTGTTGGGTTGTGATGTCCCGACCCCCTTCCTATCAGACTATTCCATCCGATCCGTTTATAGTCCTTTCCTCCATCAACTTGACACGGCCGACTTCCTTGTTGGAACGAAGCGGGGGTTTGTATTCTCTTCGCCCGGGGTCGGAAAGACTGCTTCAGCTATCTGGGCTGCGGACTACCTTATGGAACAGGGCGAGATCGAAGCTGTCTTGGTGGTATGTCCGCTCTCCATTATGCGTGCGAGCTGGCTTGGCGATCTATTTACCTGCGCTCCTCATCGCCACGCTGTGGTTGCTCATGGTAGCAAAGCGCGTCGTATTGCCGCCGTAACGTCCAATGCTAACTTCGTCATCACTAACTACGATTCGTTTGAGCGGTTCAAGCCCCATTTACTTAAACGATTTGGGCTCATCATTATAGACGAAGCGAACGCATATAAAGGAGTAACAACCAATCGCTTCCGTCACATGTATAAGTACGTGCAGGAACGGCCCGAGCTACGCCTGTGGCTGATGACCGGCACGCCCGCTTCGCAGTCGCCCGAGGATGCATACGGGCTAGCTAAGTTAGTGTGTCCTGACCGCGTGCCGAAATTCTTTGGGCGGTGGCGGGACATGGTGATGACAAAGGTCTCGCAGTACCGGTATATTCCTAAGTCCGACGCCAACGACCGCGTGTTCGAGGCCCTGCAGCCCGCGATCCGGTACCGGAAAGAAGACTGCCTCGACCTCCCGCCGATGACCTACCAGACGAGGGAGATCCCGTTGTCGTCCCAACAGCGTGTGTACTACGAACGTATCCGCAAAGAGATGCTGGCCGAGACATCGCACGGGACAATTTCCGCCGTCAACGCGGGGGTTAAGCTCAACAAGCTACTCCAGATATCGGCCGGTAGTGTGTACACCGACGACGGTACCACCCTCACATTCGACGTTAAGCAGCGAACGCAAGAGTTGCTGGATATCATCAGTAATGCAGACGGTAAGGTGATCGTGTTTTGTGGATACCGTCACACCATCGAGGTAGTTTCTAACGTACTAGCCAAGGAAGGAATAACTCATGATAGGGTGGACGGCACTGTATCGGAAGGCAATCGGTCTCGCATCTTCTCTGAGTTCCAATCTACCGCCAATCCACGAGTTTTGGTTATGCAGCCCCAGGCGGTCGCGCATGGCCTTACCCTTACAGCCGCCAACACTATTGTATGGTGGGGTCCTACCCCCTCCCTTGAAACCTACGACCAGGCTAATGCACGTATCGACCGGCAGTCGCAAAGACTGCCTACAAACATTATACATTTCGTTTCATCACCTGCCGAAGCCAAGACTTATACAAGTTTACGTACCCGTAAATCGGTACAATCTTCTCTCTTAGCCATGTACGATGAGGTGCTCAACGAGGGGGTTGACACATTCTTCGATGAGTAGTACACTGGGCTCTTACTTAAGGATAGCCATGTCAGACACTAACCCTACCGCCGCCGATCTTGCCGGGGTATACATCGAGATGCGCGAAGAGAAAGAACGCATCGACCGCGAGGCGAAAGCCCGCGTTGCTGAAATCAAAGAACAGATGGACATCGTGAAGTCCGCAATGCTGGAGATGGTCGCTGATGCTGGTGCCAATAGCATCAATACACCAAACGGCACGATCATCCGGAAGATTAAGACTACGGTCTGGACCAACAACTGGGATGCGTTCTACGAATTCATGAAAGAGAACGACGCTCCCGATCTATTGGAGAAACGTATCGCGCAGAACAACATTCAGGAGTTCTTGGAAAAGCACCCGGACAAACTGCCCGAGGGACTGAACATCGACCGCAGCTACGAGATCATCGTACGCGCACCCAAAGCCAATACTTAATCAGGTATATCATGTCTAACGAACTCGCTCTTCTCATCCAAGCCCAGAAGCCCGCCTATGCCCTGACCACGTCGGGCGAGAAGGACTCCATTTCAGGTGCACTGGCTGGGGCCGGTGCTGGTGTCAAGCGTATCTCCATCCGTGGCGGTGTCTGGCGGCTGCAGCAAGGCAATCAGGAACTGGGGATCAACGACGCCCGGTTCATGCAGGTGGTGATCGTCGATGCCGCGCCCAAGGCGTACCGCACCTTCTATGCAGGGAAGTACGTGGAAGGCCAGAACGCAGCGGCCACCTGCTGGTCCAAGGACGGCAACACCCCCGCGCCCGAGGTCATCAAGAAGCAGTCCGACTCGTGTAATACCTGCCCGCAGAACATCAAGGGTAGCGCCGAAGGGGATCGCCGTGCCTGCCGTATGCAGCACCGGGTGGCGGTGGCCCTGCCGGATGACCCGACGGGTGACCTGTACCAGATGATCTTCCCCGCGACCTCGCTGCTGGGTGACCCGCAGGATGGTCAGTACCCGCTCCGTGCCTACGCCAAGATGGTTGCACAGAACAAGGTACGCATGACGGCGCTGATCACCGAGATGCGTTTCGACACGTCATCGGCTACCCCCAAGGTGATGTTCAAGCCCGCCGGGTTCGTTGATCAGGATGTGCTGGAGTTGCTCGATGCCCGCCGTGCGGCTGGTGAGTGCGAGGAACTGCTGGACATCTCGTTCGATCAGACCGAGCAGGATGAGCCGTTCGAGACCCTGGCACCCCCCGCCCACGCCAAGGCACCCGAGCCTGCCCCCAAGGCAGTTGCCGCCCCCAAGGCCACGCCTGCGCCCGCACCGGCCCCCGTGTACGTGGCTACCCAGCAAGCCGAGCCCGAGACCGTCCCTGAGCCGCAGCCCATTGCCCAGGCTGCCCCGGTGGAGGTGACGGACAAGCAACGCAAGCTGGCCGAAGCCCTGGCCAAGTTCAAAAAGACTGCCTGAGCGGACGGGCGTCCACTGCCCGTGGGACTGAACACCCCTAAGTGGACCGGATGGAAACCGTACGGCAAACGGACCCAGTGCGAGCCGGGGGACCTTTCGACTTCGAGCGGCGCATAGCGTAGCGGGGTGCGCTTAAACACCCCGCCCTTCTTTCATAGGGCTAAGAATGCGAACTAACAACTTCGGGCATCGAGGGCTCAACGCTATCCTTAACGATGCTGACATTCAGGACGAGCTTGTCCTGTCGTTAGCCACTATCATCGTGTCTTACAAAATCCCTGTCACCAGTGTGTCACGCCAACTAGGCGTGTCCCGGGCCACCGTCTATAAGTGGCTTGGCGGGAAGAGCGTCCCTACGGGGCGGAACCGCGATTCGGTCGCTTTCTATGTGAAAGAATATGAGCCGAATTAATGAATACCGCTACCTTCCTGCGTACGTTGCTACCGGGCGACGGGTTCACGTGCTTAGTTTCTATAGAGAAAGCTGACAGCACGGCTAGGGTCAAGCATATCTGGAGCCAATCCGTTGGTACCCTTGTTACTGACCATCTCCCTAGCGTACTTGACAGCGACGACACCGGACTAGACTACTACTTTGGATTGGGATCATATGAGTCGGCAACCCGTAGGGCAGGGAATCTTCGGTGGCTACAATCCTTTTGGCTCGACATCGATGCCAAAGACTACCCCTCGCCAGAGCAATGTCTTGAGAGTATTTCACGATTTGTCAATGAGTCAGGAGTTGCCGAGCCGACATACATTGTCGATTCTGGAGGTGGGTATCACCTCTACTGGGCTCTTAGTGAGCCGATCAGTGCTGACCTATGGCGAAGTACAGCGGAGATTTTCCGACTATTTGTTGGAGAGGGCGCAAAAGGAATACCAGCTAAAGTTGCAGACGTTGCAGCTACAATCCATAGAGATAAAGCAGAAGATGGAGCAGTTGATACAGCATCAGGCGATGACGAACCAGCAGAACCCCTACCGCCCTGGTCCCACGTCTTCAATGTTGACCATTCACGAACAACAGATGCGGCAAGCATTCTCCGTCTCCCCGGGTCTCTTAACCGCAAATACATCCCTGCCCGAGAAGTCGAGGTGGTACGTGAGGGTCCGGTCCACTCTCTCGAAGACTTTGTCGCGTCTATTCAGGCGGAAGTCCCAGTAGTCACTAGCGTACCTACCCTGTTCGGGGGTGGGTTCTCGGTACCGCTGCATGCCAAGGCTGAACTGGATGACCTGTCGTCCAGGCTGTATGACGACAAGAAGTTCTCGGCTGAGAAGATCTTGCTGCAGTCCATCGAGGGCACCGGATGCGACATCTTCCGGGAAGCCTACGAGGATCAGGCCAACACGCCTGAGCAGATCTGGCAGGCGCTCATGTCGGTGCTGGTGTTCTGCGATGACGGGGAAGCGGTTGCCCATTTCACTTCGATGGAGCACCCGAACTACACCCATGCTGAGACTGCCAAGAAGTTCGCTATAGCATTGCAGACCAAACGGGACCAAGACATCGGCCCCCGTACCTGCACGTGGTTCAACAAGGTCAAGCCGAAGACATGCGCTGGATGCGTCAACTTCGGTCGAGTCAAGACCCCCCTCTCGATAGGCATTCATGTTGAAGCGATTACTGCTGCGACTCCTCTCCCCCCGGTTATCAGCACTGCTAGCCATGAACCGAGCAGCCAACCAGTGGTCCACGCAAATGGAACCCACCGGCCCGACGTATGGCACCCATCATCAGTCAAGCTGCCAAGGGGATACAAGTTCGCTCAATCAGGCGGGGTCTACAAAGAAGTCCTGACGCCGGTAAAGGATAGCAATGGCGCAACAAAGATGGTTGTATCCGACGTGGAAATCTTTGCCCACCCTGTCTACCTCGTCAACCACGTGTCGGTGGGGGATCAACGCACCCTATCTGTTAGTCTTTGCTCCCGAGGTCCAAACGAAAAGCCACGGGTTTTCACTATTCCAAACAGTGCTGTCGCAGCATCCGATAAGCTACGGGACGCGTTGGCTGACAATCACTTGGTGGTAGAGGATGAAAGGCTGAAGCTCGTGAAGAACTACCTGCAACAATCCATCAAGCTACTTCAGGAGTCCCGCCAAGCGGGGTCGATCTATGAGCGCTTCGGCTGGCATGCGGATGATGGCGAGAACAAGCCCCAGTCGTTCGTGCTGGGTGACCGGGTGTACCGTCCTGATGGATCGTCCGCTCACGCTGAAATCTCCTCGGGTGCTACGCAGCTAAAGATGATGCTACGCCCAGCAGGCGACCGCGCCGACTGGAATCGAGTGAAGATGCTGTATGAACACCCGGATATGCGGGCACTGCACGGGGTGATCGCTATCGCCTTGGCTTCACCTTTCTACCACCTAGCGGATGTCGAGGGGATCTGGATCAACATCTTCTCGTCCGACTCCGGCCGGGGTAAGACCTCGCTGCTGAAGTTCTGCAACTCGTTGTACGGTAACCCGTCGATTAGTGAAGGCTTCATGCTGTCCAAGGATGATACGCTGGCGGCGCGGACCCATCGTATGGGTATGCTTAGCCATATCATCATGCCGTTGGATGAGGTCACCAACATGGAGGGGGCGGCTATCTCGGATCAGTCGTACCTGATCTTCACCGGACGACCCAAGAACCGGCTGGCTTCGTCAGCCAACATCGAGCGCTCCAATCCCTCGCGCTGGAAAGCCCCGCTGGTCAGCACGTCCAACCAATCATTGCCGAATGTCCTGCGCGCCCACAAGGCCATGCCGGACGGGGAGATGGCACGGATTCTGGAGTTCCAGATGCCGCCCATCGTGAACAAGGACACGTGGACCCACACCTCGGCCCTGCTGGATTCCCTGAACTCTTCGTACGGACACTTCGCCGCCGACTGGTTGCCCCTTGTGGTCAGCAATCAGGAAGCAATCAAGGAACTGATCTACACAGAGATAGAGGTTCTGTCGTCCCGTGGTTACTTTGCTGTCAGCGAGCGGTACTGGTTGAAGACGATGGCCATGGCCATGGTCGCAACTCGGCTGGTCAAGGCAGCGGGTATGCTGGACCTGTCGGAGAAGGCGGTAGAGCATGCGTTTCTGGGGGCAAACGGGATGGTCACTCGCATGCGTGAGCAGCGCAAAGCGGTGGCGCACAACTCGGTGGAGATCTTCACCCGCTTCGTCAATGAGCACCTGCGGGAAATGCTGGTCCTGGGCGCGGTTGGCTCGATGCCCGGACTGGTGCCTCGGGTGGTGCTGCGGCCCAACGGGACCTCGCTGTCGATCAGGGTTGAAGAAGAAACGCAAACCATGTACATTGATTCCAACAAGTACAAGAAGTACTTGGCTGGGATGCACCTCGGGTTCAACGAACATGTTAGAGAACTACAATCCAGCATCGCAATTCAGTCCAGCTTCATCTCACTCGGCGAAGGTGCATCCATCTACGCCCCTGCTTCTGCGGTGCTCAAAGTCGACATCTCCAAGTTCGCCGAAATCCGAAGCGTCATCACCGAAGCAACTTCCATTTCTCCTGAGACGCCCGATGTCTGATATCAATGTGTCATCTTGGCATAACGTGCCATACGAAGTAGAGATGGCTATCAGAGCCGACGAACGACGGCGATTGAAATATAAGTTCGGGAAACGTATCGAATGGCTGAAGCTGCAGGGTAGGTTGTCTGCTGCATTCAGCGTGCAGAGTGCGTGTACTGCACTGATCAGAGACCCGATGGATCGCAAGTCTGTTTACAACGAGGAGACTAAAGATGACCGCAGCAATACCCAAGGATGAAGCGCTCGCTAGTAGTATGCTTTCTGTCTACGTAGGTATCGTGGAGAGAACTACGCCGATGATGCTGGACTATCAAAAAGCTCTTGTACAGATCGTCGCTCTATGCCGGGGGCACTACCCCATCGATACGGATGCGATCTACGAGACCGCGTTGGCTGCGCTAGAGAAGCACAACAAGCCACATGACACGCCGCCGCCCGCGCAGGGATGAGTCCGACGAACCGGAGACGATGCGCCTGGAACCCGACGGGCGCAAAATCCGGATGGTCTGTAACGGTTACACCTATGAGTTCAACCCGGATGCGATGGACCCGGGGGTGACCTTCTTCATCCCTACCATCCACTACAACGATCTTGCTATGGCCCTGGATGAGTACATCATCTACAGGGAAGAGAAGTCTACTATCGAGTTGATAGCCACAGCATGCCTAACCCCGAAAGGCTACGGGGTTAGGGTCATCGTTATTCCAGCGTCCGCACGAGAATCCTTGCCTCCGAGGCGCGGGTATTGATCGCACGGGTGAACTCGTCGCGCAGGTTGGACTTCTCGTCTGCGCCGATCTCGGGGTCAGCCAGCATCTTGCGCTGTTCTTTGCGCAGCTTGACGATCTCTCCGTTGATACCGTCGAGTAGTTTCTTGCCTTCGATGATTGCCTTATGCTCGTCGAAGTACTCGCTCGCTGCGTCCTTATCCTTAGTCTGCAGATCCTTCCACGTCTTGGCGGCACGGTCTGCCTGCTGCTTCAGTTCGTAGAAGATCGCCTGCTGGTTGCCCTTCACGTCACTGGCAAACATGCTGGACAGACCCGCCATGCGGGTGGCCGGACGTGAGGGGGCTTGGTTGTCGCCGCCCCAGACCGCATCGACCATCGCCGATGACATCTGCAGGCCGAACATCGCCGCATTGCCCAGCACGCCACGGACCATGTGTTCCACCTTGACGGGGGACTGGGTCCACTCGGGGGCACCGGGCACGTGGCTGAACAGCGAGCCAATCATCTTCGCCACTTCGGTGGTGTCAGCGGTGTACTGCTCTTTCGGATCGAGCCCTTGCAGGCGCATCGGCACAATGGGCGCTCCACTGTGCAAGCTCTTCCCAGCGGCCAGTTCCACCCACGGCTTGATCAACTGCGGCCCGCCTTCACCGGGCATGATGCCCCACAGCGGGTTGTAGTTGTCCATCAGCGAGCCGCCAATCCCCCGCCACGCGTCGTCCTTGCCCATCATCCACCGCACCATGCGCTCGACCGGGATCTTGAACAGCAGCGCGGCTTCCGGCGCAATCGGCATGCGCAGACCTTCGTGCTCACTGATCGGGATGATCAAGTTCATGTCCCGACTGGACGGGGACTCGGCGTTGTAGATCTCGTCATCATCCATCAGCATGGCGTACACGCCGATCAGCAAAGCTGTATACGCTCCACGCCGCCAGAACATCTGCTTCACCGCTTGACGTTGCTCAACCGGGATGGTGCTGGCGTTGCCCCGGATCATGAGACTGAGTACGTGCAAGCCTTTGATGTTGGCCTGGATAAACGGGGCCATCGATGCAATGGTACGCACAATGGGCCAGCGGCCACGCTGGCTAAACGGGGCCATACCGTACGCACGGTACATGGCTTCTTCCCGGCTAGCGCCCTGCGCTTCAAGCTGCTTGACCAAGTTTTCTTTATTGGCCATATCCGTGTCGATGTAGACCGCGTCCATCATCTTACGGAACAGCTTGGTACTGGTACCCGCCAGTAATCCAAACCGGGAACGCACGCTGTCCATCTCGTGCATATCACCGATGTAGTTGTATCCCCCTGCCAGACCAGCGGATTTCAATGCCTTGTTGACATCGCTATAATTACCCTGCCCGCCCGCCAGTTGCTTGGCATGCTGGCCCCAATTCTTGGCCGCATTGCCGTACACCCGCATCATGGTCTTGACGATGCCGGACTGGTCGCCCGAGAAGTAGTACGCCTGCGAAGAGTTCCGCGCCAAGTCGCGCACAGCGAAGTCAGGCATGCGCACGATGCCCGCCCGCAGCAGGGCGGAGGTCTTCTGGAACAGGGTCATCAGCGGGCCGAGTTCCTGGGTCGTGCTGCCGATAGCCAGCGCATCTTCCCGGTCGAAAAACCGGACCCCCCGCTCACTACCATCTTCCTCGTAGAACTTCACATCGTAGTTCTTGCTGCCCTCACCGCTGATGTGCGGCTTCTTGACCCATGCAGCTAGGCCCAGCGAATAGGCTTGCTTGCCGATGGCGCGGGCGGCGTTCGACTTGATAGCCGCTGCAGTCATGAACATAGACTGGTCCATCATCCCAGTCAGCACGTCCTTGAGGGGTTCCTTTCCGCCAATCAGGGTCCGGACCACGTTCATCGGGGAGTTCAGTCCAGCCACCGAGCTATTGGCATCATCCAGCATGGACTCGTTGAACACCCGAAGGAACGGTACGTAGTAGGTAGCGTCCTTCCACTCCTGCGCCTTGACCTGTGGGATCTTCCCGGCTTCGACCATCGCATCAATCTGCCCGTTCAGGTGGGCGCGCATGATGTTGTAGGTCTCAGCAATCCAGGGGTTCTCGTTCCAGATCTTGTCGCCCAGTGCCTGCTCTTCGGCAGGGATACCGAGGTTGCGCACCCGGGCATTGGCCTCGATGTCGTTAGACATGACGGCTGCAGCGCGCTTGCCTTTCAGGGCAGCGTTGAGCATCCCTACCGCACGGGTGATGGGCATATCCGCTGCTTTGGCCGCAGCCGACAGACTGTCCATGACCTGAATATAGTTCGGCCCGGGGTTGTCCGTGTCCACGATGGGACGCCCGACCTCATTGAACTTCAGCGGGCCGTACTCCAGCACGCCTTGGGCCAGGGTGGGGATGGTCGAGTCCGCGTAGTCAGCCAGTGCGATGCCGCTCAGCTTGCCCGATTCACCGATGATGGGGTTGCCCAGCGCATCGAACTTGGCGCGCAAGCGGGCCTTGTTGTCGGCGATGTCGACCTCAGCCAGCGATGGCAGCTTGGTTTCAACGACCGTACCGTCTCGTTTTTTGAGCTTAACGGTATTGCCCAGGATCGTATCTAGGAAGTTAGCTGACATCTTCCGCAACCCGGACTCCGGGCTGGGTGTTTCCCGCTTGATCAGTTCCTCTTCGGTCAGCGGTGCTTTGGCCGGACCCTCGACAGCGGCGCGCTCAGGTGCTTCGGCGTACACATTCCCACTCGGAGTGTCAGCCGCGAAGTCCGGGGTACCCAGGATGCGCTCGATGGCGGCATCGGTCTGCTTGAGCACGCTGTTCTTGCTGGGACCTTGCGGGATGCCCAGGATGCGTTGCACCAAGTACACGAGCCGATCCCACAGCGACCGGAAGCTGGGGCCGGGTGACGGGATGGCCTTCAGCTTGGTGACGAACGCCTCGTTCGACCACGTCTCCGAGACAAACTCGCTCAGGTCGGTGAGCGCATAGTCATCCGCCTTCTTGCCGAGCATACCTTTGACGTAGGTATACATCTGCTCCAGTTCATTGACCGCTTTGATCTGGTCCTGTGTGACGGTGCCCTTAGCCGTACCTTTGACGATCCGAATGACCCGTTCCGTAGCCGCGTGCGTACCCTCATGCAGCACCAGATGTTCGGTGACATGTTCGGGATCCAGCGTGATCTGGTCCAAGTCCGGGTTGTACGCGCCTACCTTCTCGCTATCGTACTTGTTGCCGTATGCGTTGTACAGCCCGACTGCCTTGTTAGCGTAGGCTTCTTCCTCCACACGCTTGATCGTACGCTTGCGTACAGTTGCGTCAGCGCCGGGGTTATAGATTACAACAGCGCGATTGCCAAGATGCGAGTCGAAGTGAGTACCGCCAAGCACGCCCTTCTGCCACAATGCTTTGGACGCTAGTGCTTTGGCGTCTTCAGATCCTTTAGGTTCGTACCAATCTCGCAGCGCGTCAATATTAGCGTCCATACCGCGAGTCCCATCGTTAGCTAGCTTAACCGCTAATACATGGTAGAGAACTCCGGATGACTGCGACGAATTTTCTAGTGCGCTACGGATACTACCTTGTGCGCTGATAATGCGATTAGCTTCTGGTGTAAACGTGAAGTGCCCGTAGTTGTCATAGGTCTTAATAACACCAAGATCCTCAAACGCCTTCGTCACCTTGTATGCTTGGTTCATCTTATAGACGACCGCATCCCTGAACTGCGGGGCGCGTTCAACCGGGTTGTCCCAGACCAGCAGGCTGCTAGGATCAGCCTTGAACTCTAAAAGCAGTTTGTTATACGACTCTTCGTCGAACTCTTTGCTATACGCTCCACGTATCCTCGAACGCAAGCGCTCTTTCGCCATGTCCGTTTTCGTTTTCTTCGTCGCCATATCAGCGATGCCTTGTATCACGCTGTTGATACTCTGCATAGCTTCGTATATTTTATCTAGCTCAACTCCAAATATAGCTGCGTCTAGCGAAGAAACAGCCAGTTCCAAGCTGTTGTCTAACTCATCTTTTTGAGCAAGTAGGTCGCGCACCGACCGCCTAAGAGTGCCTTGCCCCAAAGCCGGTATATCTATTACTGCTCCTGCGTCCATGTTTAGCTGCACAACATTCTGATACAGCCTATGAGTCTCCCTCGAAGCGTCGTCAAATAGCTTCATCTTGTCGAGTAACGCTACGTACTCGTCGCTAGTACGCTCTCCAGTTTCATCTCTTATGGCCATAGCGTCGTTACGCAGTCCCCCTCTAACATTACTCAGTGCGCTTCTGAGTTGCTTTGTAGGGCCAAACGATATATTTTCATCGATCATTGGGTCTAGAAACGACCGTAAGGCTAGTGCATCAAACTCCGTGCTAACGTCTGGTAGACTGTCCAACAGTTCTTTTGTGCTGAACGGGGTAGGAGCGCCTGCGGTGCTCCGGTACCTTCTAGCTCTGGTAGCAGCGGTCCCATAGTCATCGCCTGATAGTCCAGTCTTGAATCTACCTTTGTTGGATACCGTACCGAACGATGTGTAGAATCCAGCATCATAGTATTGATCGCCCAGTCCACCACGCATCTTCATCTCATCACGATCAGTGATGGTGGTAAACGGATTGCTAGGCAAGCCAACCGTCTTGTTCTTGGTGTAGTGGGTAAGCTGGAACACCTTTTTCTTGTCGTTCCACATGAACTTACCGGGGCCAATCACATCCCCCAGCATCACCTTGGCTTTCATGCCAATGGCTTTGAGCCGTGCCGCAATGGTACGGTTACGTTCGTTGGGGCTATTGGCAGCGATAGTGTCCAGCAGGGCGTTCACATCCCCGGTCTGCGCCGCTTCAAGCAACGCCGGGTCAGACTCCCCCATGGGACCAGCAAAGTAGCTGTTAGCGTCGGGGTCTTGCCCAGTGTATTCGTTATGATCTTTGGCAATCTCGTCAACGTCGATCTGCGATAGCCCCTTATATCCAGGGGTCTCTGGATCGGCGAAAGCGTCGAATGTTTCCTTCGCTTTGGGGTGCAGATCTACATACGCAGGGGCGCCAGTCGGGCGGTTCTCGTCATAGAAGTCACGGGCTGCTTGGATAACAGGATCCACCGTCTTTCGAGCACGGCTTTTCTTGAACGGGGCGGGAGGCGTGACAACAGGCGCGACAGGCGGCGCACTGGGTAGCTCAGCAGGTGCTTGGGGTTGCTCCGCCACTGGGACGGGAGCGGGTTCGACAGGTGTTTCACGTGGAACATCCTGGGTTGCGGTGGGCTCAGGCGGGGCGGTCGGGGTCTCGATCTCCTGCTGCAGCGACTGGCGGTCGGTGTCAGCCTCGGGATCGTAGCCGAACTTATCCATCAGGTTTTGCAGGTACCTGGGAACACCTCCACTATCGATGCTATTGACGAACGCCGAATACAGGGCATCCTTGATAGCTTCGACATCTGCATTGGGGTCTTTGCCCAGCAGCAGTTCACGCAGTGCGCGTTGTTTATTGGTGTTGCCCGACAGGCCAGCTTTCTTCAGATCCTGGGGCGTGATCACCACAACTTCGGGCGCAACGACACCCTGCTCGGCGGGCGTTTCCGGCACCGGGGCAGCGACGGGGGCAGGTGCAACCACCTGCGCGGCGGGTACCTGCGGGACGATGTTGGGGCCATGCACGGGCATGGCGATGTCCACCAGATTGGGGAACCGCTTCATGCCCGCTTCATCGGCCGCACTTTGGGCCTTGCGGGTAGTAGCGGCGGCTACCGCTTCTTGCTTGCGCTTTGCGCGGTTGGCTTCATCGAACTGGCTCACCCGGTTCGCTTCGTTTACCGCAGCGGCTTCGGAGAACAGACCAAGCTGGCCATCCGCCTCTTCCGCCGGGAAGTGTGCGTTGTAGGATGCTCGGTTCTCCGCTTCGGTACCGGTCGTGAGCCTGTTAAACATGGGCTCACTGCCCTGCATAGGGGTAGCTACGGTATTGGAACGGGGGAGTTCCGGAGCGACAAAACTCTCTTCGTCCGGGGCGCGCATGTACTCGCGCAGTTGCTTGGGCACCTTGTTCTTAGGTGCAGGCATGTAATCGGAAGGCAGGGAATATTGACCGTTGTCATCGACTTCCCCGATCTGCGCCTTAATCGCGGCTTCCTCGGCCAACAGCGGGGCCAACCGCTTGGCTTCCTCAGCCTTGCGTGCCGCTTCTGCCGCTGCCTTCTCCCGCTCGCCACGGTACCCGGAGTACGCTCCACCCACGGCACCCATACCCGCACCGCCAATCAGACCCTGCACCCCTGCGGTACCGGCACCTTCGTACAGCCCACGGCTCGGGTCGATCCCCTGGATCATGGCGTTGCTAGCGACCTTGCCGCCGAACTCCTCGCCGAACTCGCCACCACTTTCTTTCGCGGCGACCGCTCCCGCTGTCTTCAGAACACCCTTCGCCCCTGCTTTGCCGAAGACTGCGCGTTCAAGTGCTCCACCAATGGGGGTCCTGCCCAACACAGCGGATATCCCACCAGCAATACCCCCTGCCTTACGGGCAGCAGACAACGCAATGGCTTCGGCCGCCTCAGCCTCCGACTTTCCACTAGCAACCAACTCCCTAAACTCGGGCATAGCTCGGAACAGCCCGGGGCTCTGAGCCCAGATCTGTCTAGCTTCCGCAAGGGTGTCACCGCCAACATCACCCCCCTGCATCACAGCATTGGTACCCACTGCCGTGCCCACCGCCACCCGACCCGCCGCCTTGGCCCCCAACTGGAGACCTTTCGAAGCAGCGCCCGCCGCGCCACCGGTCAACAGGCTGATGATGATCTGCGGTGCGTTCGACGCCAGCACCCCCAGTGCCGCGTGGGGGTTCGTTGCATACTGCTTGATAGCCTCAGTGACCTCTGACCCCAGCCCTTCCTTCTCTGCTACGGTCAATGCTTGTTGGATACGCATGCGCTCCAACTGCGTGGCAGCGGACTGTTCGCCCCGTGTTGCCTTACCCTGTTGCTCGAACCAATCACCCACCCGATTGGACCCGAGCCCAACCAGTTCCGGGATGTCTTTGGTGACGATCTTCCCAACATCGTACGCACCAGCAACAAGATCCTTGCCTAAGTCTTTCGCCGATGACCGGCGCAGTTTCTTCTCGAAGGCAGGGATCTTCGCTGCGATGTTGGCGTAGGCAGTGTTCGGCGGGACATCATCCGGGATATCACTGACCAGCGTACCGTCAGGTAGCTTGAGGGTGTACGGCACTTAGTAGGCTCGCTTGATCTCTTGTCCGTTAGGGGCGCGGGGGACTGCTTTACCACCAGTGAGGTCGCCGTAGGAGATGCTACGCCCTGATGCTCCACCTTTCAGCGGGCGACCAGTGATACGTTCGTACGCCTCACTTACGGCTTCCAGATCGGTCTTACCAACACGCTGTGCAATGGCCAGTGCTTTAAGATCGTTGCCATTAGCATCTGTACCGCCGCTGCCACCACCTGCCCCACTCCGACCAGCCCTAGCCGCTGCAGCATTGGCTCGAACAGTATTCGACCCAGCATCCGCCTTAGCTTTCTCAGCCTGCGCACTGCGCAGTTCTCCAAGTTGTGCGGTGTTAGCTTTAGCATTCTCCGCCAGGGCTTTGTAATATTCGCCTTTATTCCGTTCTGCGCTTGCTGCAATGTCTGCTGTTCTGGACTGTTGGGCAAACGTACGGTCCCACCGGTCGTCGGTGATATCTTGTGCACGCAGTTCGCGGGCAGTCTTGTTGATGTTGGCCGCACGGGTAGCACCGTACTTGGCGAAGTCCATCCCCGCAGCGAGGCGTGCCTTGTCTGTATCTTTGTTGCCGCGAAGGTCGTGCTCGTACTGCATGAGGGCCGATGCTGCCCCCTCACCCGCTGCCGACAGAAATCGACTGGACTTGGTGTTCATCATGCCGATGCCTGCCTTGAGCATGGCGTTATTGACCATATCCTCTTTGGACGTTTTCTGCTGGTCCATCATAGCCATGTACTTCTCACGCATCCCAGCGATACCATCCGGGTTAGCGTCTTCCGCCTGTTTCATGTAGGCAGCGAAGTCATCCGGGCGTTTGCTGGTGGGCGCGACTGCGCCAATCCCTGCGGCGGCGGGACTCGAAGCCCCTGTGAGCGCCGTTGACCCGACATCCATGGAAGCAAGATACGGTGCTTGGTCTTCGACAGGCGTGCTGCTTTGGCCAGCATAGGCGCGAACAGGCCCAGCTTCGGGGTACGGACCGGCACTGACGGGCGGCGCAGCCACTTGCGGGCCGGGTCGGACAGCGCCGATCCCTGCGCGGGCGGCGGGTGGGGCAGCAACACCGGGCTGGTTGGGTACTGGGGTCACGGGGGTCGGGACATTCCCAGGCTCATAGCCCGCGCCACGCTCACGCATGGCAGAGGTCGGACGCGGCGACCCGTAGATACCCGCCGATGCCTTCACGCGCTCAGGAGTCAGGAACGTGTTCTCCGGACCCATCTGGTACCAGGGTCGCTTGCGGCGCTTGATCTCTTCCAGTGCGCGCCACGTCTCGATGTCCATCCCGGGCGGGGGTTGAGTCGGGCCAGAGTTCAGTTCAGCCGTATCGGTGTACATGCCACGCAGGTTGATGGGCGCACCGATGCCACCCATCCGGTCAAGCTCAGATCGCCCCCCGCCGCTGAAATGCTGCACCTGCCCGCCTTGCGCGAACTTCTTGCGCAGGGCTTGGCGGCGTTCAAGCTCACCCAGAATGACATAGGACGGTGCCGCACCGGACGGGCGCTGCATCTCCTGCATCAGCACTTCATCGGGTAGGTTCTTGATCCGCTCCGCCAGTTGCGCCGGGTGCATATTAGGTTCCCATCATCTTATACAGGGCAGCGGCCGACAGGCCCGCACCGGTCAGTTGCGCCAGTTGGTTGGGCGCAGGCTGGGTCTGCGTAGTCACAGTACCGTAGTTGCCACCACGGAGCATGGCGTTGTAGAATTGGAGTTGGGTCTTATCCCAGTCACGGTTCTCTAGGTAATTGTTGTACGCAATATCCCTAGCGGTCTGGCCTAGCTGTTGCTGCTGTTGTCCGGACTGGTTCAGAGCCGCCAAGTTTTTAAGCTGTGCGTCTTGCTCCATCGTGCCAAGTTGTCCAAGTTGCCCCGCAGATGACAGCATAGTACGAGCAGCATCAAGCCCAAAACCAGCGCCGTACTGATTAGAAGCCTCGCGCATTTGCTGCGCAGTCTGGAAGGCGCGTTGATTAGCGAACTGGGAATTCGCGTCAGAAAGCCTGTCCCTCTCGAATTGGCCTTGCGCATTCTCAAACCCCGATTGGAGACCCTGCACGCCGATCTTATTGATCTCTGCAGCCGTGTTGCGTTCCGCCTCGGACTGTTGAATGCCATGACGATAACCGCCATATGCACCTGCTTTGGCGGCATCGAGCCCACGAAGACTGGTCTGAACATCGGCACTGCGTTGGGCTGCGCCCTGTGCCAACTTGGTGACGTTCTCTTGGTACGGACTGTTGTAGAAGTTCAGTGCATTCTGGTCGAACTTGGACGATGTGGTGTACATCGGGTCGAAGTTGCCAGGGGTGTAGTTCCCCATAGCCTGCATAGCCGTATCACCAGCGAAGGCGGTACGGTTAGATGCATCACCGATCTGTCCAGGGATGGCTAGTGATCTAGCCTGAGTCATACCAGCGATCTGGTCCATATTGAAGTTCTCAATACGGGGATCTTGGTACGGCTGATACTGCTGGGTGCCCGCACCGCGAGACTTCTCCAGCAACTCAGTGAAGTAGGGCCGAGCGTACTCCGGCAGGTTGGTTTGCGTTACCGTTGAATTGCCGCCGCCGTCGGAACCTGACATAACTACCTCACAATTGTTTGCGAACCACTGCGCATACTTCTTCGAACCCTACTTTTCGAAGCAGCCGAGCGATGGACTTCCGTACATTACCTTCTATGTACCTACATCCGTTGGCTTTAGCGTACAGTTCCAGATCTTCGTACATCCGCTTCTGCGTGGTCGGGCCGTAGCCCCCCGCAGCTAAGACAAAGCCAACCCGGAAGTTGGCGTAGTCTTTTATACTCATCACAACTGCCCCTAATACATCCACCGTATCAGGGTCTATCATCACTAACAGTTGAGCTTCACGTCTGGCCAGTAGGAACCTAAGTTGCTCAATTGTCATCCCATCGTGGGCATGCTTCAACGCAGGTACTAGGTACGGTACAGCTTTCGGCCAGACTACTTCATACAACTCTGGCTGTACTAACTGCAACCGTAGTTCAACCGCCGTCCCCACCTTGCGCACCGTTGTATGCAGGGGTCGTTGCCGCTGCCCGAGCCGTCGCCGCTGCGTCGCTGGCGATCTCTTCCGCCTTGTCAGCCAAAGGCTTCACCGCAGTGGTCTGGAAGTTCTGCATCACCGTTGGGGCGAATCGAGTGGTGAACAAACCATCATTACCATAGGGGGACACGCGGCCCTCAGCTTCACCATGGGTATTAAAGTGTAGCGCTGCAAACTGTGCAGGGGTATACTGATCCATATACCCGTTCGACTTGGGTGTACCCCGGCCCACGTTCGCGTCGTTGTAATACGCATCTCTCACATCTTTATATGCGTCGAAGTACCTCGCCTTGCCCGGGCCATCAACTTCAGCGTAACCAGTGAACGGGGTATAGAACGGCATCTGGGGCGAATAAGCTCCAGTAGTACCATACCCATACAATGCAGCAAGACCAGCAGAAGTAGGAGACATCTGCCGCTGGCCCTGCATACGGTCATGAAGCTGTTGGGCAAGTTCAGCGTTGTTCCCCTGCAGTTGCGGGCTCACCCGATTCTGGCCGACGGGGTAGTAGTTGCTCTGCGCACCCAGCCCCAATGCATTGGAGAAGTTATTGGTAGGCTGGTAGGTACGCTGCTCGCCCTGTCCATGTGTGCTGTAATGCTGATTGGCGAACGTCACCGGATCCATACCCGACGCTTCCCACGCCGTCTGCAGATCAGGGTAGTTGTAGATGTACTGCAGGGACTGAGTGCGCGTCAGCCCCCCTTGGCCTGGAGTGATGGTGTTACCCAGCCCCCCAAGCGCGCCACCAATCGACCCTCCCGCTGCGGGAGGGGGTGCAGCCGAGCCTCGATCAATCAGGCCCGGATTGATGTTACCACCGGCTCCGGAGCCGGTCCCACCACCGGTAGGGAGAGGTGAACCGCCACCTCCCGGGGGCGGAGCAGTGACGGGTGCGGGGGCTGCGACGGGGGCGGGGGTAGGTGCAGGGGTGCCAGCGGGCACGCCCCAGGCACGACCTTCTTTGCTACCGTGGTTGTTGTAGTGCGTCTGCGCAAACGCCGTGGGGTTGAGCCCATAGTTGTTTGCTTGGTACGCGCCCCACACATCCGGGTTGGCAGCGAAGTATGCCTGCGCATCCTGGCTCATGTAGTTCGAGCCAGCCGAAGACGTTCCCGTGGGCATAGCGCCGGACGCCATGAGTTGCTGCTGAGCCATAGCCCCGGCGTTGTAGTTCTCGGGGAACGGGCTCGGGTCAGGCACTCCGGTGTTGGCCGGAGTAGCGTTGCCAGACCACTTCATCAATTCCTTGGCCTGCTCCGGGGTGTACTTGATGGAGCTATCCCCACGGACAAGGTACCCGTCAGTCGTTTGCTGCCAACCTTCCGGTAAGGTAGGCGGAGCCGCTTGACCAGTAGACCCCGCCAATTGACTAGGGGTCATGATGTTGCTAGGGTCCCCAGCAATGGGGTTGATTCTGGCGTAGACTGTGCCAGTCCAGACATACCCGTCCGGAGCAGGGAGGGGTGCAGCCATTATACCTCCGACAAATAACGTTCCGCGTCGATAGCGGGAGCTTGATTAGACCTACCCGTGCGGGCCTTGCGAAGCTGCTTAACTAGATCGTCGAGCTTACCGGCCCCAGCATTGGACGAACCATTACCAATATGTGATACAGCGTCAGCAGGAATGACGTATTCTCCATCTGCCAGTGCCGCCGGTTGCTCACCTTCAATGGTCGTCGGAACATCATCACTCATCCCATCACCAGCGCCTTGCACGTACCGACCGGATCCCTCACCAAATGCGTACATCAACTTAGGATCATCCGGACCGGTGAGGAGTTCTGCAGCGGGGCCTTCACCACGCATCAGATCGGACAGCGCTTCCTGCCGACTACCATAGTTCTGCCGAAGCATCATGATAGCGCCCATTGGGTGATCAGGCGAGTGCAATTGTGCAAGCCCACCCTGCGCGAAGTACCGCTGTCCACCCCCAAACCCACCGGAGTATCCATTGGCCCCCGGAGCGTTCATCCGGCGGCGCTGCGCGACCGGGTCGAGCGGCTTGCTGAAATCCTCCTGCGGTGCCCCGCCACCCCCACCACCGACCAACGCACCCAAGCCCTGCGCACCAGCCATCATCATCATGGGATTGCTGGCCATCTTGGAGAAGAACCCAGGTGCCTGTGCAATGCCGGACGCGGGGCCTTGCATGCCGCCGATCCCTTGGGTCAGTGCCGGAATGTTGCCGCCTGCCATCGGCTGCGCCATGGCTCCGAGTCCCTGGCTCATCAGGGGGGAGTTCAGATTGGCGGGGGGTAAGGCAGCGCCCGTCAGCGGCATGGAGTTCATGGCGGTGGTCGGCAGTTGTGAGGCTGCTTCCATCCCCGCTGCGCCGATCCCCTGAGTCGCGCCTTGGGCTGCGGCTTCGCCGATCTGCATGCCACCAGCAAGATTACCGCCAAGCCCACCCATCGCAGCGGCCATCAGGATCGCTTCAGCGCCACCCCCATCAGCAGCAGCGCCAGCGCCCGACCCAGCGGCAGCGCCCCACGCGGTGCCCACTCCCGGGATGATCGACCCGGCCAAGCCGCCGAGTACCCCACCGATAAGCGATCCCCACTTCATAGTTCACCTATACGATCTTGACCGTACCTGAGTCATTCCAGAGATCCCCGGTTCGGAGTCCTGTGGCCGCTGTAGGTAGGTTAGTGATGTTGATACGCTGTACCTGAACAGCCTGCGGTGTAGATTGCTTCTGGATGTACAGGTTCAATTGGTGTATCACAGACGCCCAATACTTGGGGTCATATGATGTCGGCACTGGCCCAAAGACTACGTTCATACTTTCCTACCGTCCGGCCTGCCGTCAATGCGAGGGATACCCAACCGCCACTGGACTCCAGTGCCACTACTCGACACTTTAATCTTGGCCTGTCGCCCGCGCAAGCGGATATGAAGCTGGTTTGTAAACTCGTCTACAGTAGCTGAAGCCGTTCGAGTAGTAGTCTGCTGGTCATCAGTAGTGTAATTGGTTCCCGGTTCAGTCCGCGCCCGTATATCAAACACGACCGAAGCACCAGTAATTGTCGATTCGTTAAAATCCACATCGGGGATCACCTTCTGAATCAACACGTACTTGTCGCCATTCTCTAGGTCGAAGTCGGCGCTTTCGATGTAGCTCTCAATAGCTACTGGTGACCCGGTCTCATAGTCGTCGATCCCAGATTCTTGGTAGACAAGATTTCCTGAAGTAGTAGCGGCAATAGGGTACCGACGCAGAGGAGAATCCAGCCATGCTGTACGACCCATAGTACCGTAATACCAAGTTCCATTGCCATAGTTGTATACGACATATCGATCGTTCAACTCGGAGCCGGCCGATGGATAGTGCCACCAGACTTCGTTATGTCTACGATTAACTCCCGCGTAGACCTGCTCGCGTTGACCGTAGTTGAAGTTTGAGAACACGTAGTCCAGCACGGGGCATGGGAGGACTTCGGTCCCACCACGATACATGTGGAACCGGTTCTCGCTCATCCAATAAACAACGTTATTGGAGATCACCGCTGAATTGGGGGAGATGCACGACACCCCGAACGCAATGGGCGAGAAGGAATAGACGTACTCCCCCGCCACGAACTGCATGGAATACAGCGCAGCATCCGTCCAGATCAGGATCTGTCGATCCGACTTCAGCGCTGTGATGATCTTGGTACCCGCGTCCAGGCGGTACCCGCCCGAGGTGTTCGACGCGCTTGGGTTCCACTCGGCTGCATCTTCCTGATCAGACCACCGGACGAACAGCGCGTCCTGTGTTGACGATCCGATGGGATTGGTGCCGAACGCGATCACGTGCCGCTCATCGCCCACCATCACCCACGTCGCCACCGTCGGCACCTGCGAAGCGCCAGCCAGCGTAGTCAGTTCAACCGCACGGGTGCCCGTGCCAGTCCCGGCGTCCCAGTAATAGATCGACCCGTTGTAGACATTGAAGACGAGGTCTTCACCGAAGTTGTCCTGCGACCACAGGCGCAACGTGTTGCGCAGAGTACGTGCAGTCGCCTCGCCCCAACCACTTTCGCCCCAACTACCTACCCCCCACCCAGTCCCACTGACCCCGTAATCGTTACCCGGAGTAATAAGATAGTCAAAAGTAACAGTACCACCACCGGAAGTAGTTGAAGAAGCATTTGATGTATGAGTAATAGTATAGCTATCAGCAGTTGGAACAGTGGCGACTTCATATTCCCCGCTAACAGTAATGCCGCCCACAGCAGCAGCGCCAGATACAACCACCAGATCCCCGACTGATGCGCCATGGGCTACGTCGGATATTGTGACGGTAGGGGACCCACTAGACACTGAAATGGGGTTGAGTATCGACGCAGTAGATCGCAGTGGGGTGATGTCGTATAGTGTTCCATCATCCTCAACGTAATATTTTTTGGTTGTCCCGACTGCCAGATAGTTAGTCCCAGCCAGAGTGACCCACGAATGAAGGGCGCGAGCATAACCATTGAGGGTACTCCCGTTGAACTTGACCCAGCCACCGATCTTCTGGGGAGTCTCATAGAAGAAGCGTACCTTGTTACAGTCGTACCACCCCCCTTCACGCGCATAGCGCGTGTTGGAGCGGTCAATCCCGGGGCGGAATTTTAGTTGCTGGAACATAGGGTTTCTTCTGTATCTTGCTCAGTATTCGGTCTACCTTGTTGCCGTCACGTATGTCCTGCGCCGATCTAAGTATCCAGTCAAAGACATTTTCATCTGTCTCTAACCACGGGTAGTTGGGGCGGCGCTTGGATTTCACTCGGGTTTCTCTGGCCAGACAGGGGCGGTCAGATCGTCCGTGTTGATAGGGAGGTCCCGCAGGCGCTGACGGTAGGCACTCCACTTAGCAAGTGTAGCTGGATCCACTGGAACATCCTTGAAAAACATCCAGTCACACTCGCTCAACCGTCGATTACGTTCTGCTCGAAGCTCGGCCAAGGCAGCATCCATCCGGGCCTGGATGGTGTCCGGGTTCATCGGACGGATCTCCCAGGTCTGCAGCCATCCTGCGCCCACCCGCGTGGGGGCCACTTCCACCGCCATGGTGTTGGGTGGCATCGGGGGAACCGGCGAAGGCGTCACCACCCGCACGTTCTTGGGCAGATCATCCAGCGACGGGTTCAGCGGAAAGCTGGTGTTCGGGAATTCCTGGCGCAGATAAACCGGGTATCGCACCGTACCGTCTGGGTCTTCAATCAGATACATGGTTACATCCCATAGTATGTCTCGGTCGGCGACACCGATGAGTAGGTGTGTCCTGCCGATGAAACGCTGCTACTGGCCCCAGTAGTCACGGTCTGCGATCCAGCGGGGATCGTCGGCGAACTAGACGTGTACGTCGGATTGGTCAATGCGGTGTAGATCAACGACCCGTACGTACCCGCCGCAGGGGCTGCGCCGATCTCAGAGTTAACAACGTACACGTCACTGCTGACCGTTGTTACATGCCCGAACGAATCTTGCCATTGTGCTCCAACATGGAACAACACTGATGCGTTTACTTCAGTCGCCCACTCCACAGCATTAGACGTGTTGACTTTGAACAGTGTATGCTTTGTAGACTGGTACGTGATTACATAGACATTGCCGGGGATATCCACCATAGCTCTTGCCACAGTGCCCGACGTGTAGTATCCCGATGACACCGTACCGCCTGTCGTCATCTTGATGACGTAACACCGGCTGTTCGTCGTATCCAGCGCGCCTATTACTAGAGCATTACTGGAGTCTAGATCGATGGATTTCATGTCCAGCACGGGTGTAGCAGCGGCGAAGTCTCGCTGCCATACCTCAGCGCCCGACGAATCCAGCTTGACCAACACTCCGGCGGAGTTATACACGTACGAGTTGCCACTGCTATCTGTTATACCAAGCGGAACTCCATTGGTCCCAGATAAATCAGTACTCCACTGAACGGTTCCAGAGGAATTGAGCTTGTATACGCGCATACTAGAACTGCCGCCAGTAGTAAGATATACATTACCACTGCTATCAATTCCCAGTACGTACATCCGCGATGAGGTGATGTTCCCCTCATAAAAATCCCACTGCAACGACCCGGCTGAATTGAACTTGGCGATATACCCACGCGAAATGGATACGTAGGTACCCGCCACATAGATGTTGTTGCTGCTATCAGTGCGAACAGATTGGACGGTACCGTCCCGGTTCGCTTCTTGAGTGAACACCGCTGTACCGTACTTGTTGTACTTAAATACGGATAGCTTGTTGGTAGTATTGTTGACGCGAGAAGCAAAGATGTAGCTGCCTGCCGTGTCAATGGCGATAGCCGGACTGCCGGAGAAGCCCGAGCCCAGACCCACCCGACGGGTGAAGTCAGGAGCCGTGGAGCTACCCATCCCAGCGAACAACATTACCGGCTATCCCTCTGCGACATCATGCCGCGCCACGTGGTACCTGCATCGTCGGTGATGAACACCAGCACGTCGGTACCGGAAGCCGTCAGCGTGGGGGCCGTGCCACTGGGCCACTTGGTGCCGCTCATCCATGTTTGAGCGTATGCACCACCATTAGTAAGCTCCAGGACAAACATATATACTCCAGTTGGAACTGAAGTGATAGCCCATGTAGTGACGCCGCCAGCCGTCGCTTCAACATAGTTAGTTGTAGTAGCATCATAGGAACGAGTACCTGAGCCTGATCCCGATGCCGTCTTAGACATCGAATAATTACCGTTAATAACCAGATTATTAGCAGTAGTACCCGACGAATTAAATAATGCCCGCTGGGTACCCCCAGTAGTAATCGCGAAATTGTCTGCCGACGGAAAGTACCCACCGGTATTACTATCACCCGTAGTAGTGATGCTGGGTGCACTAACTGAACCTGCCCCGAATGTGCCCGAGGTTGCTACATACAGCGAAATGAAGTCGGTTCCGACGAACGCCACCGCACCGGTTGCACCGGCCGCGACGTTGACCCCGGTGGTAGCCGGAGCCTTGATGGTGACCGTGCTGTCGCTGGCGTTGCGCACCCAGTAGATCTTCTCCTGAGCAGGAGCGGTGATCACGCGGGTGGTGCCCGGGGATCCGGTGACGTTGAGCAGAGCGTGCCGTGCTTCGTCGGTGGAACCGTTAGCCGTAGACAGCGTCACATCACCTGCAGTCACACTGATATCCACAGCGCCAGCGATGGCCTGCTCGATCAACGTACCCAGATTCGTGTTGACGATCTGACCCCACGTGCCGGTCTTCTCACCGTCAGCGGGGAGTTCCAGCCGCAGGCTGGTCGAATAACTACTGGCCATTCATGCCTCCCGTCAATCCAGCAACGCGAGGCTGGCCGCTGCGGAACGAATCCCGCATGTCGAGTCCTTCGCCCATCCGTCGCAGTTGGGCAAGGGCTTCCAGATACTTGCTATCGTATAGCGCGATGATATCCGGCTCACCCTTCATATATACTGCGGCTTCTCTCAGCGATCCGTAGAGAAGTACTTGTTCATAATTGTCGCCCACCCACGTCGTATCCGCTGTGACAATGCTTTCAGGATAGTAATAGTAGTCGTACTGAATTTCACTACCACTGGACGGAGTAGGCCCCAAGATGATTTCAGTTGATCTGATAATGGCATAGTATTGCGGGCTCCCAGTGACGCTACTATCCGGAAAGGCTTCTAGAATGAAGTCCGGATCTTTTTGAATGAGGTACGAATACGAGTAGCCAGTGCCCGTATCAACGCGGATGGCTGCGGAGAACATAGCCAGGAAATCATCCGGTAGGGGGAACCGATTATCAGAAGCCACCAGCGAAGCATAGACACGCTTCCTTAGCTCAGGGATGTAGCATGAGTTATAGATGCGGCGCTCAGCCTGCTTGATGAACGTAGGGATCTTCGCTACGAACGAAGTCTCTAGGTTCTCTGAGTATTTTTGGATGTTGTCGGTCAGTTCAGCGTAGTCCATCATGGCTCCATGGGTCGTGGGTCATGGAGCGGATGCGGGTCCGTAGGCTTCAGTTCATTCACGAAGTTCTGCGGATGGTCCCCATCCCAGCAGTCGGGGCACACCTTCCCGCCTGTCTTCTTGCGATTGACAGTCTCGTACTTAAGCTGCGACAGCTTGTACTTAAATCCGCACCTATCGCAGATCCCGGGGTGTTTGTCTGGGTTAGCGTAGGGCATGTCAGTACATCATCGGCATGATGGTAAAGGAAGCGCGTTCGCGATCTTCCTCCGTAGCATTACGCCATTCTTTCTCGTACATAGCTTCGAGGGTAGGAATACGTTCGAATGCTTCTGGCACCTTCTGTGCCAGATAGTAGGCTAGCCCAGCGACGAACGCTGGGAGGAAGCGAGTGGGAACATCCAAGTTGAGTGAACCGGTAGCCCCGGCGTCTTCGATCCGACGCAGTCGCCAGTACACAAAGGTGCCCGGTGTGGACCCTGTTGGCACTTGCCAGAATGTAACCGTGGGAGTTGCAACACGAGCCACGTAGACAGCGGTCGGTACCCCGGTTTGAGTCTTACTGGGAACAGCCGAATAGTCTGATATCGATAGTCGTCTAAGGACGCGGTCGGAACCTGAATCGGGCCGAAATACCGTCTCAATAACATCGACTGTATCGGCTGGGAGGTCGTACGTAGCTGTGCCAGAAACAAGGGGGATGGTTCCTGAGTCAATTGTCCAGAGATTTAAACCTCGATTTTGCCAATCGAGCATCATCAGGTCAATACTACGCCTTGCGGTCCGGTATTGATACCCCCCGCGTACTTCAATCCCTACTCGTTCGTAGGCTTCTTCAATTGCTTCTACGATGTTAAGGGTAAATGTGGTGGTACCGGACGTTGCCATGAATCTTATTTCCCTATCGTTTCATGCCACCACAAAACGATTTTAGTAATCATTGCGCCAAACGCTGTGAAAAACCCCCCAACTGCGATAATGACTTTCCATCCACCTTGGGTTTTCATCAGCATGTCGTGCATGTTATCGACCTTAACGGCCATAATCTCAACACGCTTGCCGATATGCTGTACTCGTTCGTCCAACTTGCCGTACTCGACGGGGTCGATCTGCCTATTGCCTGTATTCATGGCTTAGATTTCCAGTTGTCAACAGCCTTAGCCAGCACCATCGATCCGGACCATGTAAGCAAATAGGCTGTATACAGCCATTCGGTCAGTTTCCCCTCAACGGTGACATGCATAATCACCCAGGTAGAGATCGCTAGTGCTACCAATGCACCGAGTCGAGCAATAGACTCTTTGCCTTGTTCATCCTTCAGGCTATTCGCCCAGTCGAAGTCATTACGTCGTTGGGCACGGACAGCCACGTACACCGCTAACACCAGCATGATAGCCAGCGTTAGGTTGACGGGCTTTGTCCACTGTGCCCAATCGATGTTCATGCACCGCGTGCCTTCCCATATCCACGGCGCACCATGCCGCCTGCCTTCATCGCCGTCACGCCACCTGCATTGCCCTCGGGCAGCTTCTTGCGGGTGGTCAGACCCAGCCGCTCACCCAGAGATTCTTCCTGCCCACGGGACTCCCGCTGGCGCTCCGACGCCTCTTCACGCTTGGCAGCACCTTTGGCTTCCGACGCCTTGGTGCGGGCGTTGTACGCCGTCTCACCCATCGATCCCGCCTTCACCTTCGAGGCAGTGACCTTGTCGTTGCTGTCGTCGGACTTCGAAGGCTTGTCGGACGCCAGATCGGTGGTGTACTTCTTGCCGTTCCATTCGAACGTCTTGCCGCCACCAGCCCGAGCTTCACGGAATGCTTCCTTGAAGGTAGCCATATCAGCACCCCTTCTTGGCGACCTTGCCACCAGCCTTCATGCCGCCGGGGCGCTTGTTGGCCATCTTCATACCCCGGATGTTCTTCGGTGCCTTGGCGGCCCCAAAGGGGTTGGCTTTGGCGAAGGGGTTTGTGCCCCCCTTGGGCTTGACAGTCGGCTTCATGCGACCCCCGCTTGTAAGTAGTTCACTTCAAGATTGCCGCCGGACAGCGCGGACACGTTGATCCGGATAGCCTCGACAGGCACGACGTACGTGACCTCTGCTGAAGCGGTCTTGGCGGACCCGTTGGTGAACCATCGGGGCGTTGCAGCCCCTAGGTTGTAGCAATGTTCCAGGGTGTACGACGTTGTACCAGCGGTCAGGGTCACTGACACGTTGATATTAATCGTCTGGATATCGCGGTTAGCGATCCAAGTCGCCGCCGTACCCGTAGTCGTGAGGGTGAACAAAGAGGGTTTCATAGTCCCCCCTCATTACGCTGCGCTAGGATATTGCGATCCGTCAGCCGCACGTTGGATGTACTCAGCCGTGACGATGATAGTGCCAGCGGTCGGATCACCCGTGGTTGCCGTGAACGTGCCGTACACCGTCACATCGGAAGTGCCGATGTTGTTGCACTCGGCCGGGACCATGGCAGCGTCGATGGTGGCTTGCACCGTGGGGATGGCGGTCAGCGCCAGCGCAGCGGAGCCCATGTACAGCGCAGCGGAACCCGCCGTACCAAAGGTAGCGGCAACTGCACTGACGCTGCCGCCCGAGATGGCGACAGTCTTTTCAACACGGAAGCGCAGGATCTTCGCGCCAGCGGGCAGGGTGAACAGGGCTTGGGCCACGGCACCGGTCGTCTTAGCGACGGTGGCAGCAACGGTGGCCGATTGGGTCAGAAGCAGGTTGCCGGTATTGCGGCTTGCGCCCTCTTTTACCGTACCGACGCGCACCGGACCTTGATGGGTGGTGAATGGCATAACTTGTTACTCCTGTCAGGGAGAATTCACCTTGCTGTCTCTGACACGTCCGGCAGGCTAACGGTCAGCAAGATTGTATGGAGCCTGATTCCTACACTGTACAGGGGAAGTGCTGGCCCCACAAGGGGGGCGCATCGTCACGCGTAGCGGAAGGACCAGCCCTGATGCAACCCTTTTGCTACTGGGTTTCCCGACTGCAGCGCACGGTTCACGGTAGGGGGCTTGAGTCCTGTGGCTTCACGTAGGGCTGTGATGCTGGGGTATGCCGTCACTTCGCCCGTGGGGGAGACGGCCTCGATGCGGCGGCTCATCTTGGCCTTGGCTTCTTCGGTGTGGGTCTTGCCCTGGAAGTGGCTGTAGTTGCCTGCGGCGGCTGATGCACGGATCTTCGCCATACCCTCTGCGGAGATCGTCCGGGGGGCCTTGGGCACGCCACGCTGTGTGTCGCCGATCTTCGCCCGCACTTCGTCACTGAGCGTCTGGCCGTAACGGTAGTGGTTGGCACCGGCCATTTTGCCCGTGCGTGATTCGCTGATACGAGCCTTGGTCTCTTCGGTGTGGTGCTTGCCGTAGCGGGGGTGGTTTTCGGGGGCTTTGGCGTAGTATTCCTTCAATGCGATAGATATCTGCTCTTTAGTATATGGTGTACGGGCGACTCCGAAATTCGGGTGCTGTTCTTTAGGCGCACCGCGCCATGGAGAATCTGCCGTATACCCGGTGTTGTAGCAGTGCGGCTTTCCTACATGCTTAGCTAGGAGCGCGTTTTCCGCTTTGTTTAAGTTGTCCATACTATCCACTACCATTATGACTTCAAATTTGAAGCATTCTTCTCCGTAGTGGTTCCACTCGCTTTGCAATTTGCTACAGTGGTGGTTGCCGTTGCGTAGCTTGATACGATGTGTGCGAAAGCGTTCTTTCGGGTTTGATGTCCCGCCAATGTAGAAATCATCGTTGACGACGTTACGGATTTGGTAGACAGCGTGCTGTTTCATAGGGATCTCCGGTACTTAACTAGGAGATCGTAATGTACCCGCCGTGTGGTGTGGAAGTCAAGAAAAAGAAAGAGCCGCCCGGAGGCGGCTCGCAAAGCCTTGATTTATAAGGCTTTTTATCAGGTTGACCCGCTAGTTCCCCAAATGCCCAAATGGTCAGACCAGCCAAAGCTATAACGCTCTCTCGCCTTATACCTCATCACGCCGGTCTCGAACTCGCCTTCCATGGCGGTCTTCATCGGCACGCGCTGGAACATCTTCAGACCGTTGGGGATATCGGTCTTGATGAACCATGCATTGGTATCGGTAAGCCAGTGATTGACCGAGAACCCACCCGGCAGAGCCGAGCTATTCACGATAGCATTCACGTCGTTATCCGCAGTACCCACGCGCTGCTCCGACTTCAGCAGGCGAACCGCCACAAACTGCAGGGCGGTGGGGATGATCAGCTTCATGCCGCGAGCGGCAATCAGCAGGCCCCGTTCGTCCGTCCAGGCGGCGATGCGGATCAGCGCATCTTCCAGCGAGGTCTCGTTCAGGTCAGCATTGGTGGACAGCGAGTTGCTGTTGGTACCACCACCGACCAGCGGGTGGTCCGTCGCGCACAGTTTCTTGCCGTCGCCACCAAGATAGCTGGTCGAGAAGGCGTTGTTCAGGACCGACGCCGCTTTGACTTGCTTGGTATACGCCATCGCACGTGCAAGTGCTTTGGTGTAGCGAGCCGACAGCGAGTCGTACAGGTTATCCTCGATAGCTTCATCGGTGATCTTGAAGCCAAGCGCAATGGTTTCGTGGGTATACCGCGAAACGTATGCTTCCTGACCACTGTCGTAATCGATGGCAGCGCCCTCGGTCTTGACACCTGCAGCACCGAAACCAGAGATCTTCAGTTCTTCCTCGAAGCTACGATCCGAGGTCTCGACATCGAAGATCTCTTTGTGCTCTTCGGGATAACGTTTGTACTCCAGACCAAACAGCCCGTTAAGCCCAGGCAGCAGTTCTTTAAGGAGTTGGGAACGGTTCATGACACTCATGTTCTACTCCTTATTTACCGGTGGGCAGGCGATGCAGGTGCACGGCCGGATTGATGATCACATGCGCCGTGGGGTACGAAGACGTGGGGTCCACCACATCAACGATGCGCACAGCCAGTGACGACGTACCCGCAGCCGAAGCAGCGGTCAGGTTGACCGTCGAGCGACCCGTGGCGCTGTTCACCGTGAAGCTGCCCAGCGGTGCGTTCAGCCCGATGGTGGCGCTGGTGAGCGCGCCGTCAGCCTGGACCTTATAGATCACGTCCGGGTTGTCGATGACCTTGACCCAGATATTGGTATATCCAGCCGTGGTCGCACTGCCAGGGAGATATTGGCCGTGCAGTTCCTGCGCGCCAGCGGCGGCAGGGGTGGTGTAGCGAACCCCGACCACGACACCGATGGGCAGACTCGATGCGGTAGCGGGCGTGGGAGTGACGGCGATCTTCGTGGCGGCCCCCGAAGTCAGGGTGACCAAGTCACCCGCGCCGATAGCAGCGGTATCCGCCGGAACCCGGTACTCCCGGATAGTGCCAATCGGGTCACCAGTCAGCGTTTTGACCGGCGTAAGACCATTGTATGCTGCAGAAGCAGGCATGTTACCTCCTATAGTCTAACAAACCGGTCCGTATCTCTACTCGCCGGATCCAAACGAGACCTTAGACTTACGCTCGATGATGAGCGGCATCCGTGAGTCTTGTTCCTTCATCAGTGACGAATCGATAGAACTCATCGCCTTCTGATTCAATTCTTGGTAGTACTTAGCCCGGGCTTCCAACCGCTCTTTCGGAATACGGCACAGGATCAGACCACCAATCTCAATCACATCTTCGTTGCGCGCTGTACCCAGCATCATCTGGTATTCCGGATAGTCAGCCATCTTGCAGGGCTCCCATCCTTCACGCCGCTGACGCCACACATTCTGGTCATCCGCAGCATTCAGCATGCTCATACGCACCCACCGGTGTTTCCATCCCGGCCGTTCATCCGGCTCAGGCAGGTTGCTGGGCGGCACGTAGGTGTACGTGGTGTCACGCGCTTGATCTACCCGAGTATCTTGTGCCCGCGTCTCGTACTCACGCGATTGGGGGGCAACGGGTCGGAACGCACTTGTAGCCATGATCATTTCTCGTTGTTGATTGCTTGGAATTGCCGAGCGTACTCAGCCAGCGGCACACCCAGCTTGCGGGCGATCTCGGCTTGAGACTTCGTGAGGGTGATCTTCCCAGTCTTAGTGGGGGCACCGCGCCCAGCGGGCGCAACACGAGAGTGGTTCTTGGTGGCGGTCTGCTGTGCCTGACGTTCAGGCCAGTTGTAGGTGGGGAAGACCTCACGAACCCGCTTGTCGATGGCACGGTAGTACGCATCGGGGTTCTCGCGGGGATCGACACCCTCCGCGACGAGTCGTTCATGGGTGGAGAACGCAATCGCGGTCATCTCACCCTCGACCCCATCTTTGCCGCCGAACCACTTGTTTCGGCTCATCCAAGCGCGGGTACTTGCGTCCGGCTCAGGTACAGGCTGTGGCCTGTTTGCTCCCGGCTGTTGCACGGGATGCTCACTTTGTACCACAGGCTGCTGTGGTTGTACAGACATTTTTTCAAGCGCATCGATACTGCGCGTGAAATGATCCACTTGGATGCGTGAATCAGTCATCTTCTCCTGCAGATCGGCGACCTCATCCCACCCGAGATTCAGTTCACCAGCACGCGACAGCTTAGCTTTCGCTTCTGCATAGGCGGTACGTGCCGTGTCCAGCTTAGTCTGCAGGGTGCGGAAGGCCCCCGTGGTCTGGGAGACGTTGTGCTGGTTCTGCTGGAGTTGCCCCTGGATGTTGCGGGCGTACTCGATGGCAGCATCCTTCTCGCGCTGCGCAGCCTCGGCCCTACGTCGTTCATCATGGTAGGCGTGGCGAAGGTCGTTGATCCGCTTCTGGACTTTCTCGTTGTACCCAGACAGTTCGTCATCGTCGGGCTCAGGGTTCTTGACGGCGGAGACGCCCCTATCTTGCTCGGGGGTGTCGTCAACGACTTCTACTTCGATGCCAGTGTCATCATCGGTAGATGTAACAAGCTCGTCTTTAGGGAGCCCGTCATCACCAATGCCACTATCAAATTCATCTTGCGTGTTATCGGTAGGCATGATACGTTACCTTAAATGCGGCGATAGCCAGTGGGGTCTTCCACTACAGCTTCAACTTGGTCGTCGTTCAACATACGGAACTCTTGGTCATGCACACGAAACCGACTACCCCGATACGCGGACAGCAGCACAAAGTCGCCCTTTACACAGTATGGGCCACTTGGAAAACGGGTCTTATCGGAGTAGGCGTCAGGCCCTACGTCGAGTACGTACCCGACGACAGACCCGGTCTCTTCTATGAGTTTGGTGGTGTCAGCTTTAACCAGTCCGGAATCGAATGTTTCTTTCGACTTCGGGATAGCAACGAGTACCTTGAACCCACAAGGCTTAGGGAGTTGTTGCGGTTTCTTGATGTCCGATGGGACAATGTCTTTGACATCCATATTACATCCTTACTAAGTGGTTATTCATGCAACTGCATATACAAGTTCACACCGAGTCCCGAGATTACGCGCAGAACATCTCGCATTCGGTCAGCATTGAAGTCCGTCTGAGCCTCCCGGAGAAGCGGATACGTATTCAGGAGTTGCGTGTACAATTCCGTGAATGCGACGGGATCTCTCGGCAAGCCGTGGCTATCCTGCATCGTTATCTCCCTGCTCTGCTCGGTTCGTCATATCGAGAATCGCCTGCTCTGCGAGCGCTAGCCCGCGAATTACACCCTGATTCTCCCGGTATTCATCAATCCCGAGTTGACTGGTTAGGATAACGTCGGCAACCTCGTTCATTCGCTCACGCAGTTCTTTACGGAGACGGTTAATGGCTTCTGGGTGGTACATGTCAATCAGCCCTTATCTGATTTATTGCTGCTGGAGGACTGTTGTTTCGCTGCCATCAGACGATCTCGCTTGGACTGAACAAGTACTTTGGTTCTGTCACTCGCTGCGCGCAGACCAAGCTCAGCCCCTTTCATCCTTTCTTTCGAACCGATATCAGCTAGCTTTCCACCTGCTTGGATCGACAGTTCCTTCTGCCGAAGCGCTGTATCATCCAAGTGTTTCTGCTTGCGGAACTCCAGTTCACCACGGCGGATCTCCATCTCTTCCTCCTGCAGTTGCATGACAGGATCGTTCTGCTGGGCTTGTTGGGCCTGCTGTGCCGCGATCTGCTGATTGCGTTGTAGCACTTTATCACTAGCGTCCGCAATGGCCTTGGCCACCATCCCTGCCATCTGCGGGTCCATGGGTGCACCGGGGGGCGGCAATGCCTGCCCGATCTGCATCTCAATACTGCGTCGGTACTGGAACGCCACATGCTCTTGAATGTGAGCCATCAGCGAGGACATCATCTGATTGGCATTCGGGCTCTGCCCCACGGTCGCCCGGATCATCGGGTCCTGCATCGTGTTCATGTGTACGCGGATATGGGACTCATGATCTTGCTCAAGGATAGCCCGCACCGGTTGCCCCATCAGCACGGCCATAGTCTCAGCAGCGGGGTCAAGCGGCGGCACTTTGGTCTTATCGGGAAGCATCTTATCTACCTGCGGCACCCCAGCGACATTGAGCGCCATGCGGTGGGCAACAGCCTTGTCGTACAGGTCCGGTGCCTGTGACATCAGTTGCAGGGAGTATTGTGCCTGCATCATGCGCACTGCAACGCTCGAAGCGTTGGGATCACTGACCGGTACAATGTCAATGATATCGTAGTCAGCCCTCGACGCTTGGCCGTTGTCATACCCATAATCATCGGCTGCATAGGTGCGGATAATGCGCTTGAGCAGCTTAAGCTCTGCCCGCATGGCATGGTGCACCCGGGACTGGATGGCCGTCATGGGCTTGAACATCTTGTCCAGCACCGCGATGATGGTCCCGACCGGCGTGTCGCCCGTCATCCCCTTCAGGTCGATATTGTCCATCGCCGCCAGGGTGCGCCCCTCTTGCACGAGGTTCTGGTACAACTGGAACAGCGTTGCGCTCGGCTCCTTGAAGGGCAGCGCCATGATGTTCTCTTGGATCTTGCCCGAGATCACATCCACATCCTTGAACTCACCCGGCGCGATGGGCGTGTCCCCCGACTTGATGCGCAGTCCCCGGGTCTTGAAGCCACCCGGCAGGTTGACCAGCGTCCCCGCGTCGACTAACTGGCGGATGTTCTTGGTGGCCGCATCTGCAATGCCCCCAATGAGGTGGGCGTATCCGAAGCCATAGGCCCCGAACCCCGGGATCAAGCTATACGAAGTGAAGTACTGGAGCGGTGTATGTTTAGGGTCATCCTCCGCCCAATTCCTATACACACTCAGCACCGACCATCCGTTCAGGTCAATGGTGACGATGTAGGGCTTGGGCTCTTCATCCCCCTCGAACTCGAACTCACGGTGCATCTCGACCAGCCAGACAAGGCCATCGTCATGCACGGTCTGGCTGAACTCACTCTCCGCAACCCCGATCACGTCGGCCTTGATGCGGCGGATCGCATCGTTGTACTGCGTACCTTGGTTCTCCTCTACGTCCACATCCCGGTAGAACCCTACCTTCTTAAGCCGCTCCACTTCACGGGCCGACTTACGAATAATATGCGCAGCCCACTCCGGCTCATGGACGTTCTCGGTATACCATGGGATCACCATATCTTCCGGTGGCACAAAGGTAGAGCGAGGCCGCTCCGCCGCCGGGTCGTGATAGACCTTCTTAAACGCTTGTCCTGACAGCCCCAGTGTCCATAGCATCTTCTCGTGCTCGGACCGGTACTCCGGCATCTTCTCGGTCAGGTACATGTTCATGTCCCTAGCCACTCGATGCGCAGCAGCACTCTTCTCAGGCGTCTCTTCGCCCAGGATGGTGGGCTTGCACGGCCCCCCGGGTCGGAACGTCTCGACGCTGGTCTCCGACTGGAAGCGGAACAGGCTCTCCATCAGCAGGGGATGGGTCACGCCGCACGCGCCCTGCCAGGGCCGCACCCGCTCCTCGTTCTTGATGCCCAGTAGCTCGATGGCCTTGCGATAGGCGGTCGCCCACCCCTCCCTCGCCGTTATATTCTGCTGCACCAAGTCCAGAATCTCTTGCGACGCGTCGTTCAGGATGCCTTCATCCTGTTCGTCCAGCATGTCCGCAATGTTGGCTTCATGGTGGTAGACCTCACCCATGTTGGCCAACGCCATGGCCGCAGCCGCCATATCGTCGTCGCTGGGCTCCCCACTGTAGTCATCCGGGTCATCGATGATCTCGATCCCCTCATCCCCCATGGCACCTTCCTGCCCTACCTCTGGGTCCGGCGCAGCCGTGACCTCGATCTCTCCGGAATCGGCAAAATCAATGCCTTCCGGGGCCTGATACGGGGACTTTTCAATGCTCATGCTGGGCCTTTATGGGGTCTTAGTGCTGTGACGGGGTGCATTTCTGGATTCTTGCACGTATCAATAGTAAGCGTAATCCATCGGCGCGTCACCACCCTTCCCGTCTTCATCTTCGTCATCCAGCACAGGTTTATCGGTCCCAATCGTCAGGAATCCACCCAATCTTAGGCGTAGCATGCTCATGATAAAGGTGTCCAAGAGGTCATCGTGCTCTGCGGACGGGAATGCAGCCACTTCTTCGACCAATTCCTCCGCCCAACGGGTCCTTGGCACCCAAACAAGCCCCGATTTGACCAAATCAGCCACTGAATTGAGCCTTGCCCGCTTATCACCGGTCGCACGGGTGGGGGTAAACTCGGAAACTGGCAGTCCGGAACGTCGTAATTCTTGATATAGGGCTGTTCCAGAGCCTTTTTTCTCTACAACCAGTACATCCAGCTTCCATTCGTCATAGATTTCCCGCACGGCTACCTTCAACTCCGGGAATTCCATGCGTTTCTTGATTGTGTTTAGCAAGATAACGTGAGCTACTGCGTCTTCATCATCCGCTTTAGCCTCATGAATGCCGTCCGCAGCCATGTAGAACACACCCCAGACTGAAATAGCACTGTAGTCGGAGTACGTTTTGGTCTCTGCAGCGGTATCCAAGGCCCCGATGAGGTAGGCGCACTCGGGTGGATCCTCATGTTCCCAGTATTTCCACCATTCCCGCTTGACGATTGCACCTTCTTCCGAGGTCGGATTCTGCTGATACTGTGCATTCCAGTACTGCGCCTCGATAGAGTTCTTAAGTTTGAGCAGTGCTTCGAGGGACCAGAACTCAGGCCACAGCGGCTTGCCCGATGGCAGGATGGCAGGGAACTCTACGACCTCCCACTGATCCGCATCAGGGTTCGCAGCCATGTTGGCTACCAATCTACCAGTCAAGTCACGCTTGCTCCAGCGGGTATGCAAGACGAGCAGGGAGGCTCCAGGTTGTACTCGCTGTCTAGCACCGGTCTGCCACCATTCATACACTCTATCAAAGACGGCCGGATCGCCTGTTTTAACGTCTTGTTCTGAATGCGGA